GGCAGTTCCATCGTTTCCTGAAGGGAAAGGTCTATTTATATTCGCGAGTAGAACTATCGCGTACCAGGTATTTCCAGTTACGTCTATTACAGCAGAGTCTGACCATGCTCTTTCTGCAGAATCTGTGACTGACTGCCCATTTCCTATACACCTACTTAAATTTCGCACGTTTGTAAAAGGAAGTGAGGATGTGCTTGATGTTGTGGATTGTAAAAATATTCTAAATATAATATTGCTGTGCATATCGAAAGATTTATAAAAAACTGTGAATCTGTATTTTCCTGCAGTTTTTATATTAATGCGGTTATTAACTCTTTCAAATGTTGCTGTGTCGGTATTATAGATTTGTGTAGGTAGAGGCATGATAGTGTCGGTATTATTTTCGACATTCACAAGCCCACTATTCCAAGTCCAAGCGGCCGCGGCTAACACACTACCTGCAGGGCCTTGCGGACCTGTAGCGCCTGTAGCACCTTGTGGACCTGTGGCACCTTGCGGTCCTTGCGGTCCTTGCGGACCTGTAGCGCCTGTAGCACCTTGTGGACCTGTGGCACCTGTAGCACCTGCGGGTCCGGTTAGCCCTGTTGCTCCGGTATCGCCCTTAACTCCTTGCAAGCCTTGCGGTCCTTGCGGACCTGCGGGTCCGGTTAGCCCAGTATCTCCGGTGTCACCCTTCAACCCTTGCGGTCCTTGCGGACCTGCGGCACCTGTAGCACCTGCGGGTCCGGTTAGCCCTGTTGCTCCGGTGTCACCCTTCAACCCTTGCGGTCCTTGCGGACCTGTGGCACCTTGTGGTCCGATTATTGCTGTACCTATACCCCAATTCCCTGCAGTTTTAGGTCCAAAAATTAGATTTGTAGTTGTGTTAATATAGAAATCTCCGTCAGTACCAGTGTTTGAAGCAGGATCTGCAATACCGCTTAAGATGCTTTTTCCTGATGCCCCAGCAGTTCCTTGCGGTCCTTGCGGACCTGCGGCACCAGTCAATCCGGTATCACCCTTCAACCCTTGCGGTCCTTGCGGACCTGCGGGTCCGGTTAGCCCAGTATCTCCGGTGTCACCCTTTAATCCTTGCGGTCCTTGCGGTCCTTGCGGACCTGCGGGTCCGGTTAGCCCTGTATCTCCGGTATCGCCCTTAACTCCTTGCAAGCCTTGCGGTCCTTGCGGACCTGTGGCGCCAGGCAATCCGGTATCACCCTTTAATCCTTGCGGTCCTTGCGGTCCTTGCGGACCTACGGGTCCGGTTAGCCCTATATCTCCGGTATCGCCCTTAACTCCTTGCAAGCCTTGAGGTCCTTGCGGACCTGTGGGACCCGTGGCACCTGCGGGTCCGGTTAGCCCTGTTGCTCCGGTGTCGCCCTTCAGACCTTGCGGTCCTTGCGGACCTGTGGCACCCGTGGGTCCGGTTAGCCCTGTTGCTCCGGTGTCACCTTTTAAGCCTTGCGGTCCTTGCGGACCTGCGGGTCCGGTTAGCCCTGTTGCTCCGGTGTCACCTTTTAAGCCTTGCGGTCCTTGCGGACCTGCGGGTCCGGTTAGCCCTGTTGCTCCGGTATCGCCCTTAACTCCTTGCAAGCCTTGAGGTCCTTGCGGACCTGTGGCACCTGCGGGTCCGGTTAGCCCTGTTGCTCCGGTGTCACCTTTTAAGCCTTGCGGTCCTTGCGGACCTGTGGCGCCTGTGGGTCCGGTTAGCCCTGTTGCTCCGGTATCGCCCTTAACTCCTTGCAAGCCTTGCGGACCCACGATTTGTCCTACACTGCTCCAATTAGCGCCATTCCATACCCATAAATCTCCATCAGCGTCTACTATATAACTATCCCCTAAAGTGTTATTTAAAGTTGGAAGTAAGCTTGAATTAATTACGCTTCCAAGTATTCTAACACTTGCGCCTACATCGCCCTTTAATCCTTGCGGTCCTTGCGGACCTGTGGCGCCCGTGGGTCCGGTTAACCCAGTGTCACCTTTTAAGCCTTGCAAGCCTTGCGGTCCTTGCGGACCTGCGGCGCCTGCGGGTCCGGTTAGCCCTGTTGCTCCGGTGTCACCCTTTAATCCTTGCGGTCCTTGCGGACCTGTGGCGCCTGCGGGTCCGGTTAGCCCTGTGTCACCCTTTAATCCTTGCGGACCTTGCGGACCTGTAGCTCCAGTATCTCCCTTCAAGCCTTGCGGTCCTTGCGGACCTGCGGGTCCGGTTAGCCCAGTATCTCCGGTGTCGCCCTTTAATCCTTGCGGTCCTTGCGGACCTGTGGCACCAGTCAATCCGGTATCACCCTTCAACCCTTGCGGTCCTTGCGGACCTGCGGGTCCGGTTAGCCCTGTGTCACCTTGCAAGCCTTGCGGTCCTTGCGGACCCGTGGCACCAGTCAATCCGGTATCACCCTTCAACCCTTGCGGTCCTTGCGGACCTGTGGCACCTGTGGGTCCGGTTAGCCCTGTATCTCCGGTATCGCCCTTAACTCCTTGCAAGCCTTGCGGTCCTTGCGGACCCGTGGCACCAGTCAATCCGGTATCACCCTTCAACCCTTGCGGTCCTTGCGGACCTGTGGCACCTGCGGGTCCGGTTAGCCCTGTTGCTCCGGTGTCACCTTTTAAGCCTTGCGGTCCTTGCGGACCCGCGGGACCCGTGGCACCCGTGGGCCCGGTCAGCCCTGTTGCTCCGGTATCGCCCTTCAGACCTTGCGGTCCTTGTGGACCCGCGGGACCGACAATTTTTCCAACATTGGTCCAGTTAATCCCACCCCATACCCATAAATCTCCTGTGTTTGCTACTATATAGCTATCGCCTAGTTTATTATTTGTGCTCGGCAAATCACTAGTCAAATTCACTGTACCTAAAACTTTAATTGAAGTACCCATAGGCCCTTGAGGCCCTTGAGGCCCTAACAAAGGAGCTCCGGTTCCCCAACCGCTAGCAGCCTTAGGTCCAAAAATTCTATGTGTAGATATGTTGATATAAAAATCACCAATCGTGCCTACCGAGGAAGAAGGGTTTACTGCGCCATTTAAAACACTTTTTCCTGCAGGGCCAGGGGTTCCAACGATGCTAGCAAACAATGATTGCTTAGTAATACGTTTTGTAGTGCCATTTTGGAAAATTAGAAATAAATCAGAGGACGCTGAAGTTGTGGCTTCAGGAAGTTGAGGAATTGTTTGATTAGCCATAATATAGCTTTATTTTTTTGTATTTTACAATATTTTATTATAAAAAATAAGAAAAGCACCTACAAGCTAAAAAAAAGGTGCCCCGCAATCTTTCGAAAGCAGAGCACCCCCCGGTTTGAATAAGAGTCCCACCCACATTCAAACCGGCGTTTTCCCTACCACCAAATGGCGGAAATTACCCAGCAACAACTTGAGGTTGTTGATGAGTAATTTTAACTACTCGTGTCTTACGAGTAGTAAGGTTTTTGAACCATCCCCATTTTTTAGGTTCATCCGTTCCAGAAGTGGAGCAAACAGCAATGCCGGTTACTTCTTCTTGAATCACGGGGTTGGTGTTTTGAACGACCTCTTGTTTAACTGCTTTTTTCAAAGCGGCTAAATTGGCCTTCATCTTGGCTTTTTCGAATTGTTTAGCACGACGTTTATCCAACGCGTGCTGAATTTTTGTTGACTGATGAACCATTAGTGATTTAAATGCACTTCCGGTTTTTTCTGCAACTGCTATTGCTTTTCCAGCGATGTAGAAGCCGCTTACCCCTCCGGCGACTGCGCCGCCGGTGGCTGCGAATGCGACTTTTGCGATAGCGATTGCTGGTGGAATTACTGCAGGTATCATATGTTGTTTTAGTATTTTGTTGGTGGTTAAAATCTGTGGGCCAGAAAGCGTAATGCTATACAGGGCAGATTCAATACATTATCCCACGATTGTGGTTGTTTGTCTCGGGGGGGAGGAGGGGGTTGCGATAGCTAAAAAAAGAGAAGTTTTTTTAGGCTCCTCTTTTTTCATCAAGCTCAATTATTCCTGATATTCATATGCTGTACATAAACAAGATATAATTTCAGTGTTTCTACCACACATATAGTGTTGGTAGAAGGTGTCTTTATTTTTTTAATTTGGTTAATTACGCGGCGGATATGTTTGAACACTTCCACAATATCTTGCTGGTTTGTTAAACCCCGGTCTAACAAAACAGGTAAAACAGGAATTATGGTTAAACCAAGCCCGGCGATGTGGTCTTCTAATTGATCTGCTAATATACTGTTTGATTCACAGTCTTGAAAGTTTTGACTGTAGATTTTTAAAGTTTTTTCAAACTCCATTATTTTTTCTGTTATCATTTGGTTGGTTGGGTTATGTTGATAGAAAACCGGTTAAATAAAAACCGGCTTTCACAAGGTTATACCAATATATTTATGCTAATAGAAGTGGGGGTAGAGGGCTAAAAAAAGGAAAGGCGCTACCCTTTCCTTTTATAACAACTTTGAAGGGTCGAATTCTTCAGAGTTGATGGGCTTGAACGTCGGTATTTCTCTAGCTGCTTTGCAACTAGATACAATGTCCCAGCAATCGATGTCATATTGTTTTAACGCCTCTGTTGTGGCGGGCTCCAAGTACCCGCAAAAAACAACAGACCTGGATTCGTTGTTTTTACTTTTTATATCAGCCAAAGAAGGTATCAAATTATAATCATCCGTGACTAAAACTATATGTGAATTTTTTCGACCCAAAAACTCAATAAATTCTTTTAGTTTATCTTTTCCTTCTTCTTCTGCTTTAGTCGATATAAGAACCGGTTTGAAATCTTTAAGAAATTTTTTGTTTAAACTTTTATGAAAAATTTCTAATTCTTGTATTTCACCAAATTCAAAATAATATCTTTTCCAACGCATTCTATTATTTATTTTTGAAAGCTCTGCGTTGGCATATTTTGCAAGCGCACCCCATTTTGGGATATATTCCATCACACTAATTTTTTCTGACATGTCGAGGCTACTCACAACTTTCTTCACTATTCTTCCGTCAATAATAAGAACAGCCTCTGTAGGGGCTTGCGGCTGTAAATTAAGCATCAGTTGTTTCATATTGTTATATTAAAAATAATACCTAAAGAGAGTTGGTAGCTCTCTTTGTCTCATATAACTATACCAATTTATAGCCTAATATTTACTAAGGGGCTAATAGCTAAAAAAAGAGGGGATAGAACCCTCTTTTATACCTTATTTCGAGTTAATCGGCATCATATAAAACCTATTGCCTTTCGGGCAACTAGGGCAGTGATAAGCTCCGATTTTTCCGTAGCTCGCAACAAACCCGCAACGATTACATATATATTGGTACGATTTAGCCCAAGCATAAGTGATTGTTACGAGTAATAGCAGCAGTATCATTTTTTTCATTGGTTACCTTCGTCTTTGTATTTTGCAGTTGTTTGTCCTCTCCACGGAGAACGTCTTTTATTCTCAGGATTTTTTGCTTTATCCCGAAAGTCTGTCAAACACGGCTTACCTTTGAAAATTTCCAAAGGTTGATCTATAGCCAAACTTCCGTTCAGCTTACCGTGGTCTGACCGAGCGCCTTTTACGACTTTACGGCAATAGCCGTGTTTTCTGTAGCTTCGTGTGGTTTTACGCATTGTTTTTGTTTGCTAGCTCTAGGCCAGCTTTGGTTAATTTGAAAAAATAGGTTCGTAAGCCTCTTTCGTTAGTATCTACCGGGCGACTAGTCTGTTCTATATAATCTTTACCTTCATTTTTAATCCAATATTTGATTTGGCATATTGTGATTTTATGAGCTTCGTTTAGCTCAACTATTTGTTTTAACGTTAAAATTTTAGATACAGTGGGCACCGTCTTATCTACAAAAGTTTCAAGAACCACATTACCAAAAGTCATTCTTTTTTCTAAAGGTAATATAGATTGATTTGTTTTTGGCGAGACTTTGCATAATAAAATATCTAAAGTATTTTGTAACTTTGAAATTTCATTGTTTGTTTTCAGAGTTTCTTCATCCAATTCACGCATAGCCACAGCCAACTTAGCCTTTTGGCTACTTAAATTTTGTTTTATTGCTCTATATTTTTCTATAGCTTCGGTTATGATACTCGGGGCAGACGACAATTGCTTTGTTATAGCTGTTTTAGTACTTTCAATATCTTTTTTAAGGTCGTCAATTGTTTTGTCAGCTGTTTGATCGTTAACATCAAGATTAAGTTGTTCGAATACTGCTATACTCATATTATATGCTTTTTATTCCATAACCAAAAACAGCGTAGTTTTTATTCTTCCTAGAATACATATACGGCCAATTTTTACCGCACACAAATAAACGCTTGCTTCTTCCTTTAGACGCTATGGTTTGCATAATATAACTATTTAATGCGAATGCTACGTCTTCTGCGCTATTTAGTGCATTATATATAAAAGAATTTACAATCTGCGGCGTTCTGATTCCTCGAGTTTGTGCTGTTATGAACAATAAGCTCCCAGGACTGAAAATATGTGTTATGGCTTTTGTTAATTCCATTATGTTTTTTTCACTTAATGGACCGCACAAATCAAACCAAGCAAACATAGGGTGTTCTGCTTGAATTACTGCAGGTAACACTTGAAAAGCGTCTCCTACAACATGTTTCCATATGTTATCTTGTGCATAGGCAATCCCTGTTTCGTTAGCTGTTAACTTGTTGTCTACCGTAAAAAGTTTAATTTTGCTTTGCTTGTTTTGACTCCGCTCGAGAAATTTTAATTGTGTTATAATAGCTGTTTCGAGTTTTCCGTGTGGCCCAGGCATCGTCCAAACACAGCCACCCGAATTAAAATAGAAATTTATCCACGGCCAAAGCAACGCCTCTATCATCTCGTGGGTTTTATATTTCTCGGCTGTTTTTAGAATGTTTATCAGGTTTTCCACAGGAAAAAGACTTGCTGGAGGAGGGACTCGAACCCTCACGATCTATATGATCAAAGGATTTTAAGTCCTTTGCGTCTGCCATTCCGCCACACCAGCGTGTGTAATTATACACTTCGCGCTCAGCTGGAATCGAACCAGCAACCTACGCTTTAGAAGAGCGTTGCTCTATCCGGTTGAGCTATGAGCGCAAAATTTTTGCGTATTAATTAAGATTTTTCCAATAGTTCTTTTTTTGTTTTATAAACACGAAGCCACTTTCGTTTTGTTGAATTCGAGGCATTCGTATAGCTAGAGGCCAACTCCATGATTTTATCAAGTTCTTTCATGTTTTTGGTTTTTTTTAGTTCGTCTATGATTCCCATAATATGTAAATTAAGTGCCCCCGGAGGGATTTGAACCCCCAACCAACCAGTTATGAGCCGGCTGCTCTAACCATTGAGCTACAAGGGCGTTGAAATTAATATGTTTTTTTTGTTTTACTGGTTTTGTAGTACACTGTGTTAGATAAACACATTTGGTTTACTACTAGCTCAAGTTCTTTTAGTTGTGTTCTTGCTTTCAGCGTTGTCTGAAGGGCTGTTGCCCCCAGCAGTATCGCTGCTACCCCAAGTATTAGTGACAGGTTTTTCATGTGTAGGTGTTTGTATGCTGCGCTGCGTGATTCCATCGTATCTATGTGAAATATCTCTATATAGCTTAGCTTCTTCGATTATTCGAGCTTTTTTTACTGCGGAAATCTCACAGTAATCCCATTCAGGCAAAAATAAGATGAACGCGTTTATTAAAGGAAATGTAAGCGACGTAACATAGCTGGTACTCACGGCTTCAAAATTATGCCACATTAGCCCGCCGTAGAAAACAACCCAGCTGGCTTCACGCGCAGTCATTCTCACGGTGGCTAATATAACATGACTATTAGTGAATCCTTTCCCATCTTTTAAATATTTCATCGAAAGATTTCCTGTTATCTCAGTTGTTTTAAACCCTACGGATTTTAGATGCTTTATCATAACCTTTGCTTCCATCGTAGGATTACTTTTATATTTATGCCTTAGAATCCACGGGTCCTCACCAGTCAATAGAGCTATCGTAGTGTATGGACATCCCGCAGATCTTGCATCTAAGGAGTTAAAAAAGTATAGCTTTACACTATCTACAGCTGATGAGGTCCGTGGCTTCATTTTTTTAAAAAGCGGAATATTTGGCGGTAAATGGGCTACTTCCAGCAGGAGCTTTTTCAGCTTTTTCAGCTTTTTTAGTGGTTGTTTTTGCTGGGGTTTCTTCTTTTTTCTTGGCTGCTTTTTTAGCTACGTTTTTTGGTGGAGTTTTTTTAGCGTCAGCTTTTTTATTTTTAACGGCAGGTTTTTTTGTTGGTTTTTTCATGTTGTTTGTTGCTATTGTTAGTTAATAAAAAAGACGGCAAAAAGCCGTCTTCTTCATATTATTATACCAAAAATTTGACCGAAAATATTTATGGAGCTGTTAATTTTCTGTGCTCGGGTTGGTTAAGCGTAGTGGACTTGTTTGAAATATGCTGCTCCAAAACAACTATACGTTGCTGTAGATCTTTTAAAACACGCTTCAGCTCTTCTGATTCTGAAGAATATGCCCCAACTCCGGAGATGGTGGAAGAGCTTATGTACCCTACGTCTGCAGATGTTGTGGAGTAGGTCCAGTTCAAAGATTCATTGAAATTGCTAGGTATATTTTGCTCAGCAATAAAATAATTATAAGAATCAATTAAATCATCTGCGTTATTTGCTGGCATAGCTATATATTATTTCTTTAATCCCTTCGTTATCTATAATAAAACTTGATTGCCTGGCAATGTTATTTAATCCCATAGCTTCTGAGTGTTTGTCGCCACGCACGGATGTTGACAGCATGTAATGCTCAAACTCAGCGTATTCCCGCATTTCTAGATGATGTTGATCCGCGGTGAGCAAAACTTTTTGAGTTACTCCTTGGAGAGCTTCAGGATGAGATAAAAACAAATTAGTTATATAACTTTCTCTTGCTTTACCTGGGGCAGGTAGTCTTCCCTTATATTCTGCGCTATAGCCATGACTTATTATAAATAAGCATTTATTGACTTTAAATAAGCCGTGGTCTGATTGGAACACTTCGAATGTAATCCTTTTTTCTGTTCTAAAATAAGCTGCTAGTGTCTTGAAAAGCACGTAATCTCCGAAGTCATTATGGTTTCCTTTTACGCTTTTTACATGAACTTTAGGAAATATAGCCAGCAAATCTTTTATAAACACAACTGTGCTATCAAAAGCCGCATTGAACTGCTCTTCTTTAATGCAATCGTGTACAAGTAGAGTTCCTTTGGTTGTGAAGCCTGCGCCGGTAGTATGCAAAATATCCCCAAGCGCGGTGAGTATACATTCATTAAAATTATAGCCGCGCTCTTCGACAGCTTTTTTAATGTCTTCGGCATATTTTTTTAGGCACGCCGTAGCTTCTTCGGTACTGTAGCTTTTTGACCTAAATGAATCTTTGGCGTTGGCTTTTGCTCCAAAATGAATATCTGATAGTCCTACAAGCATAGTTTTAGGCTGTGCTTTTGTTTTTCCTGATATACTCTGGTGTTTAACAGGTATATATTTCGGAGGTTCCCATTTCGATAAAAATTCTGAAAACGGGTTTAATACACCTTCATTAAAGTCCATCCATTTTTTTGCTGCTTCTTCAGTGTCTTTCCAGCTACGTCTATGAAATTTTTGATAGAGTTGAAATTTCTTTTTCTGGAGAATGTCTTCGGTGATACTATCTATATTTTTTTCTATAAGTTCTTCGTTACTAACAGGTTCTGAATCATGCGTAATCCCAAAAACATCCTTTAATTCCATAAAATATGTTTTTGGAATTTTATAATTTCTGCACAGCTCGTTTATACTATGGGCATTGTCATACCAGTTTGAATAATTTTCAATAATCCCACGAATTGTAGAGCCAGGAATGACTATATTTCCATTAGCTGCTTTTAAATAAACAACATACTTATCATCAGCTTTATTATAGACGTATTTGTCTGTAAACTTTAATGAAGTTTTCCAAGATAAATCATCAGAAAATTTTTCTTCGTCAGCATATTTTGTGTTTTGCTCTTCGTGCAGCGATTTTTGTTTTGTTTTTGGAATTTTAGATTTTATCTCAGCTATTTCTCTTTTTGAGTAGCCTAAGTTTTCAAGGTACGAAGTAACACCTTTTTTGTTTCTTTTTAATTGAGCGCATTTTTTTAGTAATGATGTCACAGGCATTTTTATTTTTTTTGAAACAGTCGGTTTCAATATTGTTTATTTTATAATTTGTTTGTAACTAGTAATTTATACTGCGAACAATATAGCGACAATTTTGTTTGTTTAGCTTTAGTTGATTTTTAATTTAGCTCAATATAATATGGCAAAATTAGATGTCAAATTAATTTTATCAGCGGCGTAACGGTATTTGTAGCTGTTTGTATAAATCATTAATCTTTTTTTTCCAAACAAATTTTGAATCTGACATAAAATGTGATATACCTAATTTTTCTGACATACAGTTTATATCGTAATATTGCACTTCGTTTATTACTTTCGAAGTTTTTATCCCGTATCTATAAAGCATCATCATAGGGATCCACCCCTGTTCAAACAAACAAATAAAAAAATTTCCAGGTCTTGTACGCCGGTAATCATTTATTTCGTCGCAATGTTCTTTAGCGTACACTATTAAGTCTTTACAAACGCCGGCAATTTCTTCATAAGCTGTCCCACCCACAACTCCAAAATTATGTGAAGTCAAATTTTTTTGATACTCGGGGTAGTGTGGGGGTAAATTACACGGTATATCTAAATCGTTATGCATTCCTCTATAATTCGGCATTCTATGTATCCACGATTCTTTGTGAAATACAACAAATTGCTTGCCCCAACAATGTTTCAAAGCATCTTTGTATAGATACAAATCATTATCTAGATGAAAATAAGGTTCTTGCATATAAGACATAGCTAATAATTTTGGCATGCACCAAAGGTAGTTAGGGAGCCCTTCAAATGCGTCTTTAGGAAATTTTCTTATCTCAGAATAAGGTATTTTTGACAGAACCGATTCCCCAAAGTCATCCGTGAATAAAATTGTTTCATAACCGTGCGATCTTGCGAAATGGTTGGCACATGCGCACATTTCAAACCACGGCAGCCTAAACGAAGCATCCCAATAAGAAAAAATTATTTTTGGGCGCATAATTTTTTTATTAAGCTACGGTATTGCGTTTATATAAAGCTGCCTAATTTTTAAGGAATTATTGTAATGTTTCCTGTATCCGAAATGCTATATACCACTGCATTCGACAATAACTCGATGTCTGAGAGATCTTTTGTAAGTTTTTTTATTTCGTACAATAGAGATTCAAAAATTTTTGCGATTGCCTCAGGTGTGCGGGAGATTATTTCTATTTGGTCAGTTCTAAAATACGAGCTCCCTTCTTCGGGAGCGTCTTCATGAAAATCTTCCAACTGCGCAGGTGTAGCTACTGCCACAAATGTATCATCAAACTTCTGCTTGGAAAAATTTTTGATTCTTTGTTTGACAAATATTTTTTCCGGCATACCTTGAGCACCGACAACCGATACTTTTAGTTTATATGAAAGCAGATAAGGATCCCACACTGTAGTTTGTTTAGAGATTTGAATACCTTTGGCCATAATAAATTGTTTGCTTATCTTATAAAAAGTATTATACAACAAACAGCAAGTGCGTAAAACTAATATTCCTATGGAAAAAAAATTAAACGAAGAAAATAATCATCTTAAACCAGGCGATGTTGTTATAGGCCAGGCAGATCCTTTGAGCCCGGTGTATTCGAACACCGGAGCTAAACTAGTTGAAAATGGTGTAAGATTCTACGCGGATGAAAAAGATATAGCTAATAGAAGAAATATACTTTTGAAAATGACCGAAAATCAAGGAGGGAAATTGCTGGCGGATTCGAATAAAAAATCTATAAAAAAGATTGCTTCGAAGCGTGGTGCAGCACAAAAAACATTAGAAAGTTACCAAGAATACGCGGCTAAAAATATGGAAAAAGATGTTGTTCACGAGGAAGTTTCTCGAGTTTTAGAGACCGTACAGTTCGAGAACCAGTTTGGTAAGATAAAAGCAAAAGTTGAAAAAGTTATCGAGGAAGAGTTGGCTTTCATGCTTGTGTTTTCTAACGAAGACATGGTTGTTTTCGAGCCTAAAATTGGGGAAACCTTGAATCTCTATACTCCTGAAAAACAAAAATTTGCAGTGTATTACCCTGGAGTAACATTCTCTTATCCTCCAGATAAACGATTGATGGTATTGTTTAAATTACCTGTTGAAACAGACGATTGATCTATTATAATAACGAATGATCCTTTGCTTATCTGATATACACTTAGGCAGCCCTATTTGCCAGGCTGACTTAACGTTGGAAATTCTAGAAAAAGAAAAATACGATAAATTGATTATTTGCGGAGACTTGTTAGACAGTTATAACATACATCGTTTATGCAAAAAGCAGTGGAAAATACTCTCAACACTTAGAAAAATAACCAAAACCAAACAGTGCGTATTTATAAAAGGTAACCATGACAAAGATATCGAGACAGTCTCTTGTTTACTTGGTCTGGACTTTAAAGAAGAATATGAACTTGTTGTGGGAGAAAAAAGACTTCTGTTTGTCCATGGGGATAGGTGGGATACATTTATTAATAAAAAACCTCTGTTGACAGATTTGGCTGGGGCGGTATATTACGCACTGCAAAAAATAGATAAAAAACAGGTGTTTACTCGTAAAATTAAACAAAAAATTAAAACTTGGCATAACGCAGCCTACGAATTAACTAAACGCGTAGCACAATATAGCTCTAATAGATATTATGACGCAGTTATATTCGGACATACACATGTCCCTAACCATGAGTATATCGATGGTGTAGAGTGTGTCAACCTAGGGTCTCAATGCGACCTGCCTATAAATTACGCTTTGATTGATAAGCATGGGTGTATAACATTAAAAACAAAAGAATAAATGTACACAAAAGTTTACAGGTTAGTTAAAGTTTATATAGAAAGTAGCCTTGAAAAATAAAAAAAGTTGCTTTACAATTATTTGAAGGATAATTTATGCACGAAAAAAACGGAATGCTTACAGAAAAGTCGCTTAGCGATTTTGATAACACTAAAAAAGCCGAATTCTTCGACGAAGAAGGTTTTTTAGTTGCGGACGAAGCAAACAAGAGTAAATTAAAAACACCTAAACCAATAATTGATTTGGTTGGGGCGAGTAATTAAAAATTATGCTAACAACAGACGATCCTCATAGTTTTTTTGCTGTGGGAAATAATAGCGGGAAAGATAGATATTCCAATCCGTTTTACAATATACCTCTCCAGTACTTGCCTACCAATATCGATGGAATGCTTTTATGGGCAGAGCATTTTTTGTTTAGAAATGGTTTTTATAAGCAAGCTTTAAATAGAATAGCAAACTATTTCATTACATCTTTATCCATCGAATGCGATGATGAAAAAGCAAAAGAAAAATATCAATCAGTTTTAGAAAAGTTAAGGTGGAAGCAAATTTGTTCTGTTGCAGGATTAAATTTATTGGCGTATGGAAATGAGTTTTTGACGGTAAACCAAGGGTTCAATAGATTTCTTGTGTGTCCTAACTGCCAAAAAGCGTCGAATATAGACAAACTTAATAATTACGAGTTCAATAAAGGCGATTACACTATGCAATGCGTCAAGTGTGGCTATAAAGGTCTTCATGAATGCGTGGATAAACCTGCGAATGATATTGATAAAATACATGTTGTGCATTGGCCCGCAAAAGAAATTAAAATTCGCTATGAAGACACCACCGGCGAATCAGAATATTTTTGGGATATCCCGCAAGCTTATTCTAAAAAAATAACCACAAAAAATAATAAATTTTATAGTAAAAAAACACCTAAGGTTGTATTTGATTGCGTGTTTAATAAAACAATGCTCTCTTTTAATTCTAAGAATTTTTTACATCTTAAATTAGACACACCTAGCACCATAAGAACAGATGGTAAGGCTGTTCCTCCTAGCATGTTTATATTTGAAGATTTTTTCATGCTTCAAACATTAAAACGCTATAACGAAGTAATTTGTTTTGAGGATATAGCTCCTTTTAGAGTTATAGCTATGGCGAGCCCAAACAACCCAGCAGCAAACCCTCTTTTAAACCAAAGCGGTGCGGTATGGTCTGCGGCTGTTGATAATATGATTGAAGAGCATCGCCGAGACCCAGGGTCTTATCATAAATTTGCGTTTCCTTTGGAATACCAACAACTTGGCGGGGAAGGAAAAAATCTTGCTCCTGTGGAGTTAATGGAGAACGCAAAAAATTCTATTCTAAACGCATTAGACGTTCCTGTCGAGATGTTTCAGATGTCTTTTCAGCAACAAGCGGCTGCGCCTATGCTTCGTTTATTCGAAAATGCTTGGAGTGTAATTCCGAATAATTACAATGTTTTGTTAAGCCATATAGGTGAAGTCATAGGAAATATTCTAGGTCTACCTAAAGCAAATATTTCGTTAATTCCGATTACATTTTCAGATGACTTGGAGAGAAAGTCTGTTGTCGGACAACTCGTTTCGGCTAACGCTATTGCTAGATCTGAATTGCTTAAGCTGTATAATTTCAATTATGAAGATCAAGTTCGAAAGAAGATGGATGAGGACCGAGTTGTACAAGATATACAACAAGAAGAGCAAGAGAAGCAAATGCTAACGCAGCAGACACAACAAGATATAATGCAGCTTTTACAGGGCGGCGGCCAACAGCCTGGAGCAGGCAGGCCCACTACCCCTCAAGATGCTTTAGAGCAAGCTCAGCAAATAGCTCAACAGATTTTTCCGTTAGACGGAGCGCAGCGAAGATCCCAGTTACAGCAAATAAAGTCTACAGATCAAGAGCTATATGCGCAGGTGAAAGCTCAGCTAGAACAAATGACAGCAGAATCAAAATCGCAAGGTTTGCAAGGAGCTAAGCAGCAAGCAGCCCAGCAACCTCAACAACAACCTCAGTAATTAAATGACAAACGAATTTTACAAATGCGTGGTTAGTGGAAAGCCTATACCTGCAGAAAGAGTCGAAGCACTTAGAATGCTTGGTACGCCAGAAAGTAGATGGACATGTGTGGAACATTCTCTTACAAAGCCTAGGCAAGGCGTTTATTTAGGGGAAGTAGGTACTAGCGAACTTTTATTTGTAGATAAAGTCTATGATGACTCGGTTAGAAGTATATTTAAAAGTGAAAGCAAAAGTGTTTCTTCTAATTTAGAAGATGAAGATGTTGAGGATGAGGCTAGCCACGTTAGACCTTATAATACTAAAGAATTAAATTATTATAATTCTCCTGATGAACAAAATGAAGCTGAGGAAGAAGCTAAAAATTTAAAACGAGGGGACTTGTGATTATGGTTAACACGTATAAATATTTTTTTTTGGCGGTAGCGATATTAGGTTTGAATGGGTGTGTTTGTTTAAACCCCGCGCATAAAAGAATAAGCCCGCCGCCTATAAATCCGCCGCCGCCTGTTACAAAAATAGACCGCTTGGAGGGCAACGTTAGAAGTTTAGATGAAGCTTTAAAACAAGCAAAAACAAGTTCTACCAGAATTCGAATTTTAACACAGCAATTAGAATTTAATAATGAATAATTTATTTTATACCTGTTTAGCTTTAGTATTTTTCATAGGTTCAATGCCTGCAGTTGCAGAGCCTGCCGTTATAAGCAAAAAAAATCAAGACGTTAAGGTAGCGTTAATTCAAGAAATAGATAACTTAGAAAAAGCGTTAAGCAATGCACAAGGAAAAGTGTATGATTTGTTTAAAGACAAAGAAATTATAGAAAATGATTTAAAAAATATGCAAGCTTGGGGGCTACAGCAGCAAGCAGATAAATTACAGTACTACAAAGAGTTGGTCTTTGCTCGTGGGGAGTTGGCTGGAGCCAAGCAAAAATACGATGATGAGAAAGCACTTCACGATAAAACAAAAAATAAATACCATAAATTAAAAACAATTCTTGGCGCTGCTGTCGGGGTGTTATTCCTTCTTCTATATTTCAGATTTGGTTCGCCTATGGTAACACAAACCGCAAAACTTACTGGGGCATGGTCGCCTCTAGTTGAAATTACTGCCCCTCTTTTTATGTTCGGGTTAGGATTTTTGTTAGTATTTTTAATATTTTGATATTTTAATTATGTTGTTATGTGGGATAAAATTTTAAATTTAGGGCATTCGATATCTTCCATGTTGACTAACAGCGGCGTACCGCCTAACACTCCAATCGAATATGTTGAAGAGTTAAAATCGATTAACTTTTTAAGAAGTAAAAAATTTTTTATCGTTTTTACTTCTGTTTTAATGCTCGTAGCTTTTTATGGAATAAGTGTGTTTATTTTATTTTTAACAGCTCCGGTCCCAGGAATTACTGCGCCTTTTGTAACTATATTTGTGGAAACAATTAAAATATTTGCATTTATAATCGCAGCTTACCTAGGACTTCAAACAGCTATAGATTTCAAGTACAACTCAGAGTCCAACACATCTTTAAAAGGTGAAATGGTGCAGGTAAAAGAAGAAGTCGATGAGTCGATAGTTGGCTTATTCGAAGAAAAATTTAAGAAAGACCGATCTTATGCTCCGATAGGTTGGTCTATGGAGCAACCTCATGAATAATTGGCCTAAACAAAATTTTAAATCCATGACAGACTTTTATGGGCCTATCGGAGAAAATCAGGAAAAAATTCAGCTACCTTATGAAATGTATCTAGCTTGGGACACAAAGGCTAAAATTAGAAAAATTTCATGTAATAAAAAATGCGCAAAATCACTGTACCAGATATTTGAAAAAACTCTTAAAACTTACGGCCTCGAAGAAATAGCTAGACTTAGGCTCGACAGCTTTGGCGGTTGTTTAAATGTAAGAAAAATGCGCGGCGGGTCATCTTGGTCTATTCACTCTTGGGGCGCAGCCGTGGATATCGACCCGGATCGAAACTTACTCAAATGGTCCAGCAATAAAGCTTCACTAGCTAAAAAGGAGTATGAAAGCTTTTGGGCGATTGTTGAAAATGAAGGGTGGGTTAGCTTAGGGAGAGAAAAAAATTATGACTGGATGCATTTTCAAGCCGCGTTGCTATAATGTGTCAATCGCTGCTATCGTCCGCGTCATAATCATCTGCATCACATTTTTCCTCTAGTTTAAAAGCCTTTTGGTCCATATGGTTATGATACGCGTTTGCATGAATTTGGGCAAAATTATATAGCCCGAGTTTAATTATAGGTGTATCGAAAGATTCGTAAGACGATATCTCGCCGGCCTCATTACAAACGAACAATAAATAACCTTGCGTGTATTCATTTAACCTGTGTATAAATTCTTGCGGTATTTGAAAGCCTTCTTGTTCTTGCATATATTTTGTTCGATAGCTAAAAAAAAGGGAACCTTTTAACCGAAGGTTCCCTTTAATTTTAAACTATTAGATGTTGTAGTTCATTTTTTTCAGAATCTGTAAGCGGAGTCAGAAGTTCTTCATCTGATATGATATTATATTTGTTAAAGCGCCCTCCATATTTACTATAATAATTAAAAAACCATTTATACTCTATAGGTAGAATACCAGCATCGCCAGGTAAGTTCAACTTTTCTTTAATTTGAGATGTATTTATTCCAGGAAAAGCTGCATAAAGTTTTCTTACTTTGTTTCTTATTTCGTAAGGAAGATCTGTAGGTCTTAGATTTATGTAGTTTTCCTGCTCAAAATTATTTTTATTTTTAAAATTAAAGTTTATAAAATCAGAAGCAAATGAACTGTTTAACAGTATTAATTTAAACGCTTTATTTAATATAATGGATGCAACTGCGTATCCTCGAAAGCACCTACTGTTAAAACTCGATAGCAATCCCAGTAGTGCTGCTTGGCTCTCGATTCGCGGTAGTTTGGTTTCGGCATTTGTTACCACGAAGTTTCTTTATTTCATTTTCTTTTTCTACTAACAGTTCTGTTAGATGTGCATTCTTTTCTTTCGCTATTTTAGCTCTCTCCCTGTGCACCTCTCGTATATCTCTAGCTTCTAGTCTATTATAGTCTATAATTCCACCTACAGTAACAATAGCAAATAATATTGTGGTGAGTAACGCGTAACCTGTTAAAAATATTGGATTATTATAAGCAACCACAAATGAGCCTAATATTGAAATTAAGCATGTAGAGCTTATTATTATTTTATTTTGCATATTATTTAGATGTAAAAAAGAGGGGGTGCGGTTAACCCCCTCTTTTATTTCACAGGTTTACTAGACTGATCAACCTTGGTTGGTTTTTATATCACCCAAAGTCAATTTCGAAGCCACCGCAGCTTTTTTGTTCTTATAAACCTGACCAGTGCTGTCAAAATGAGGACCAACTAAAACAAAGGTTCCTTCGAGTGTTTGACACGGAGCGGAATCTTTGTCTATGCCAGGAAACCAAGATTTCAAGGTATGGTCTTCTTTACGTATTTTTAGAGTAACGCAGTTATATGTAGCTATAGTGGCTTGCTTAATCTCATACAGCGGCTTATCTGTCCAGACAGGTTCAAGCTCACGGCATAAAACAACACTTTCACCATGATACAATTCTCCTTTTTTATGTGGTAACTTTGGAGGCATTTTTTTACATACCACCGAGTCTGTTTGAAAGAAACGCATAGGGATATGCGCTAATTTAATGTAGGGAACTCGGGCTACATATGCCTGGGGAAGCTCGCAGCGCAGAACGATTACGTCATTGCAATCGTGGCCTACATAAGCACTTTCTAACGAGATATTCGTTATTTCATTAAGTAAATGCTCCAAATGCTCTGCTGTTGACACATAGCGCAACTCCTCAGTTTCTGATGCGCGGCGCGCCACAAAAACTTTCGGTCTGCGGATTGCGGATGGAAAGAATTCTGGATTGTAGTCTCCCCCTGAGCTATTTTCTTTTCTTCTCTCAATCTCATTCTTGAGGCATCGCGTCAAAAATGTCGAGTCAACCGGAGTTTCATCCGGGAGGCTAACAGCCTCTAATTGCCTACCTATTTCTTTTACTGATTTAGGAGAAGCTATGGCTTCACATATTGACGTCTGCAGCTGTTCAGCAGAAGTTTTTTGGTTAGACGCGCGGATGACTTCCGCAGCCTCATCAGGTATGTTTATTTTTACCATTTTGGTTTTATTGTAGGTTGTTTTTATTTTTGTTTAGGGGTAAAAACTTTCCCCTTTGCTCGTTATGAGCTCTTGTTTTGCTAGCTTTCGGGTGGTTATTTTTCTTTATCCGGGGAGCTAACGCAAATTATTATCAGGATTATAATTCCTAATATGTGCATGGAGGGTGGTGGGTGATGGGTGATAATTACAGGTTATAATAAGACTATAACTACTATAGTAGTCAGTCTCCAATATATTATACCAAAAATTTTATATAATTATTTAGTCTTCTGTGAAGGCAATATGATATTTTTCTTTTAAATAGTGTTCGAAAGGCTCAAAAACAAACCCGGAATTGTTACCTTTGTCATCACCATCTCTCACAAATACCCCTCCAATCCCACAATAATCTATTTTACGATGCATACACATTAATTTTCCGCCCGAGAAAAAACACAAAACATCAGATAACTCGGCACACTCCATTTCTTTAAAATCGCTATATAGCGGAGATTTTTTAACCATTTTTATAAATGGCATTGCTCCAATATTTAGAGTATTTTTTGTGGTGTGTATCCTCAATTCTTCAAATTCAGGCATCACCGCTAAAAACATTCGTGGGGACTCAAGCACACCCATTTTTTTAAAACTTTCTATAGCTATATTAGTTATATATTTTTTAGCCAGCCTAAAATGCTTCGCTATTGCCGAACATGCGTAATTTTGCTCTCTTGTCATTTTGGTCTACAAAGATTTGAATATCAATTTTCTAATTTGTCGATTTGTTAAAGGTTTATTATCCAGCAAATCAAATACAAAACTTGCTTTATGCGAGGCTCCATAAGCTATGTTGATCTGTGTGGCGGCTATTTTCCTCCCGATGGCTGTAGAGCCATCCAGAGGAGCTACAAAGCGCTTCATTCTTTCGATCTCGCTCGCAACCATTTTGTAGGCTTCGCAAATTTTTTCCGCGAACCGCGATAGTTGAGGAAAGTACTCCAAATCAAAGTACTCTTCCAATATTTTTTTAAACTCAGAAAGCGTAGGATAATTATAGCTTATATAAAAGTCTACGATAGGATCTATTTTAAGGTTAATTACAAATTTTTGGAGAGCTAAATACCAGTCGGATTTTATCTTTTTTATATCTTGCCCGCCGTTAAAGTATACACAATACCCTTCAGCTTTTGTCAAATGCTTAACATTATCCAAAAGTTGTTCTATCGAGGTTATATTTAAATAGCTAGGTCTTTTAACTTCAAGAATTTTGCCCAACTCGTCGAGCTCTTCTTGCGTCATATAGCTATAATCTTTATGGTTTACAGCCCCAATAAGTCTAATTTCAGAAATTTGCCCATAATCCACAACAATTCTATTAGAGGGAGTGGTCCATTCAAACAAAAGGCTGTGGCTTTCAGCGTCAAGAATATGGTTGTTAAAAACTTTCGGGTATTTAGTTTTAAGGTGCGGTATCTCTCCACCACTTCTAAAGTGATTCGAGGCATCAAAAGACTGCCTGGTACGCACAATTAATTCTTTTTTATATTTAGATACTATCAAACACGAACCGTCAATTTTTTCTACGATTTTAGCCCCTGCAGCCATAAGTGAGGAGTCAGAAGGGTCTTTGAATAATAGTGAGCGCTTTTCTTCGCCTAGGTTAAAAAATTTTTTAAACCCTAAAGATACAGGCTGCATCTGTTCATTCCAGATGCTTGATCTATATTTTATTGTCTCAGGGCTCCAGGTTGCGCCAGGGTCTCTCTTATAAATTAAATAAACTTTGTCTCCCGCTATGCGCCCTTCCACAATTGAAAATTTTTCTTTTGCGAGAGTTTCAAGTATTTTCATAATATTTATATGCATATTAGCAGTGGCAGGGAGGTTTTTTCAACCATAAAAATATGAGAAAAACCTCCCTGCTTGCTACCGCGAGCAGATTTTAGCTTGTTGCCAGCTTATCAAAATGAGCCACACTTGTTTCAAAATAATCATCTTCTTCAGCGATGTTATATATAGCGTCAAAAAGCCAATCCCTGGCAGCTTCGCGCTTTTCAACATCTATTGAATCCATGTTAGGACAAAGATCAACCATCAATTTTTCAAAAATTTGATCTTGCTCGCGAGATAGCTCAGATACTTTCAATTTAGCTGCTTTAATTGCTGTCAATTTTTCTTCGCTCATATATTTAATTAAATACTATTTCTTCTAATTCTTTATTTTTGAATTTTATAGTGTTATTGAATCTAGGAATACCTTCTTGGCTTAAACTTTGAAATTTAATAGTAGCTATTAACCCTATAAGATTTTCTTTATGTTTCCATAATTTTTGGAGATATTCAACACCTCCTTTAGGAACAGAGTCAAATTCCTTTCCGTCTTTTGTTACGCATCTCAATACAACACAGCCTTGCCTGCTCCCGTTTCCTTCTTTGTATCCTATAATTTTAAATTCATCATCCACAAAATCTTTTCTTTTTAAAAGATTATTTGTCCGCTTGTGCTCGTAAGGAGATTCAAAACATCTGATCATTTGGCCTTCATAACCATCAGTAATATATTTTTCAGATAATTTATCTAAATCTTTTTGATTTGTTGCTAATATTGTTTCGACATATTTGATATAGGAACTATCAATTTGCTTCAAATATTCAATTAGTCGACTATTTCGTATATTGAAAGGCGTTGATTTATCACTATCTACATAGTCATATACATGATATTGAACATATTGTTTTGCTTTTTCTATATCTTGAGCATTAGCTTTTGGTTGTTTTACAATACTCACGATTTCTTCAAACTGATCCTTTAATTCGTGCGAATACATCTCACCATCAAAAGCCATAATTGATGGATACTTTTCAAAAAGAGGAGCCAGAGCTTCTCTAACATGATTTAAAGTAACAAACGGCTTCCACTTTCTACTCATAGCTGCGTCTCTAGTAATAATACACCTGAGGCCGTCTAATTTAGGCTGTGAGTACAAAGGAAATATGAGTTTATCTTTATAGTCTTTATAATCTTTGGCTAACATAGGTTCCACACGTACTTCTCGCACTTTATCAATATCGTCCAAACACCGAGCATACCCTTCATCAATCTTTTTTTGCCATTTTGCCTTAGCTTCGAATTCTGCTTGCTGCTCTTTAGTTGTTTCATTTTTTTTACCGAGGTTTTTAGGACTACAGACTGATGGCGCTGCAATTACTTTTTTTCCATCTGTTTGCCCACTTATCGACCAATGTTGGCCATTTTCTGCAAAAATAGTCCATTCTTGTATAGCTCCAGTCGCAGTTCTTTTATATAAAGTAGGAAGAGTTAGTTTAGGCATAAAATTATTTTATATAAGTTTAAAATTTTATAGTTGAGAATTTTTTTGTTTAGCGGCTTGAATTTTATACATAGCGTTTTGGCTCAGAGCCAACTCAAGCTGCCAGCAAACTTCGTACACACCATCTTTGAATGCTGCTTGGCAAGTAGCGTCATTCGAAAGCGCTACAGCTTTATTGAGAAGTGCTGAATTTTTTTTGAGCTTGTGTAGAGCCGCTTTTATCAACTCCTCCACTTCCTCGTTCATATAATTCATAGTGATTTGATTTAATATTTTTTCCAGTAAAACTTGTGCCTGTTATTATTATTTTAATTATAAAAATACACAGCAAACCTATTAAAAATATTTGAGCCGCGCGCTCAGCATGGGTCACGGGATCAATTATTTTTTTTATTTTTTTCATAGCTACCCACAACTAATTAGCTGTGGGCTAATACTCAAAGCCTAGCACAAAAAAACCATTTATTTTGGTGACTTTAGTGAATAAGTCATGTTCAGTTATAGCATTACCTCCCATATAAAACATGTATTTTTTGTGCTTAGGCTCGTATACTTTATATCTCGCTCCGAACCGCAAAGTTTCTTTTAGAGCTTCGCTTTTTCCTCGATATGTATAATCTAAGTCTGCTCGAGCGGTCCAATCAAATTTTTTTTCATTTGCATTTATTTTATTAGTTGTAAAAACACATAATAAAATCATTAAAAATATTTGAAACATACATTTTACATAATTGTGATTATTATTTTTTTCGTATTATTAAATTATTATCTTCCAATATCGCATAATAGTTTAAATGAGTATCTAGATTAATATTATAGCATTTATCTGCGGATAGTACATGCGTCATTTCTTCTACATCTTTTTCTATTAAATATTCATCCGTGCTTCCATCTGTAATTGACGGTAATTTAACTGGTGTGTGCCCTACTATTTGACTTAATCCCTTAACAGGCGCAAACTCCATGTTCCAGTCAAGCCAGGTAACTCCGCCGATAGGAGCATATCCATATCTTGCCGGTCCTGCTCCGAGGAATTCATCATACCTACCTATATCACAATTTAATAAAGCTTTTTTACAACGCTCGATTATGTCATTTTCTGTTACATCAGGCGTTTTTGCTGAGTATAAGCTTTTTTTAAATTGCCCTATAGATATACCTGCATGAGATAAAACAATAGGTTTTAAATCATTGTGTTTAATAATATGAGCAAGCTTCAATAAATTTTTGTTTAGTTTTTTTGAAAAAACTTTTTGTATTACTTTATTTTTTGCTTCTGTATTACCACTACACCAATAAGTTGTCTTCATTTCTGGGTAAACATAAGGAACATCATGATTTCCTAGCAACCATATAAAATTTTCTCCGAATTTATCGTAAAGACTTAAAATAAATTTAGCTGTTTTTTCATTTTTAAGTGGAGTGTCATTAAAATCATCAAACCAATCTCCTAATGAAATCAACGTATCAAATTTTTCATCATCTATTATTTTTTTGACTTTAGCAATTTTTAAATGCACGTCTGGTAATATTAGTGTACGCATTATATTATTATAGATTCTGTGTTTTATTCATTACTGACAGGTTCGGTGTATTCCAATATATATTTCAATATTGTTTTTTCTTTTTGGTTGCGCGGAAGGTGGTTAGGCAAACACATCCATCCTGCACACATATAATCTTCTGAAGCAGTGTTCCAAACCATAGCTATTATTTCGTTAGTAGCATCATAACCGTGGTTATTCAATATATCTTTTATTTTTTGTACATCTTTTTTAAGTGCGGTAGGTAAATTTTCATAGTATCTTTTAGCAGGTTTTAGCTGTAGTTGTACAATTTTTTTCTCCATTGTTTTTAACCTTCGCTTCGTGTGTTATATCGCTCACATTTTGCTTTTACTAAATTCCAATATTTTAAATCGCACTGATCTCCTAAGATTTTTGCGTCAGGAAGCCTTTCAGCAGCTTCATAAGCTTGTAGAAGTTCTCTACTTAACATTTGCTTTGTGTGTTTATTTAAAAGCGAAAATATTCTAGCCAAATTTTTTGCGAAAGTGCATGTTGATATTGTACGCCTACCCAAATAGTATCTAAATGAAGCGTGGATTAGTTCATCTAAATCCATAACATCAAGTATTGTTTTAGTTTTTAAAGTCACCTTTTTCATTTATTTTGTTGTTTATAAAATTTTAGCTGCGTTAACTGGAAATTTTATTGTGTTTGAGAGTGACTTCATATAATCGTAATATTTTTCTCCAATATATTCAAACAGCTCTTCTCCGGTAATTTTTACTATACTTCTTTGATGCCTAGAGACTGTCTGCCTTCCTAATACAGAATTTTCAAGTAACTCGTTTATATATCTTACATATTTTACAGATAATATATTTTCAGATCTTACATTAGATACAACAGCAAATCTTAAAAAAGTGTTAACCGGATACATAACGAAATCTCCACGGCTAACTGGTTTGCGCTTTATATCTAAAAATATTTCGTTATTGTGTTGCATTTGATAGTATTTGAATGTGTCTTGATTGATATTTTAATAAAAGCCTGCCGTATCGTTTTATAGCAGCTATAGCATAATCATCGAGTTTATCAAAACAGCCATCGGCGGATAAACCGCTTTCATAAAAAGCATGCTCTTCCCATAAGTCTATTTCAGGGTCTTCTAAAGAATCCGAGGTGTGTGACATTAAAGTTCTTCTATAGTAATTGTCCCGGTAGCTCTTATAAATTTTTTATTAGAAAAGAAAAAATAATCACCGCCGCTGCTTCTAGTGATCTGTGAGTCATACACATAATATTCTGCAACAGGTAATCCTCCAGACCAAACAGTCACTAAATAATCTGCTGGGCCTATATATGTAGTATTTTGTATACAACCTGTGAGAAATATGGTTAAAATTAATATAAATAATTTCATGTTATGTTTGAGATAAATTTTCCCAATTATTGTCGATATACTCTAAAATATCTTCTTCTATATCAAAATTAGCTTTTTCTCCTTTCGAATCCACAATTTCCCAATCTTGAAATTTTGAGCTAGCATTATTCATCCATATTCTGGCGGTATATTTTTTATCGTTATATTCAACGTGAAATTCGTAGGCTCCAGAAGTATATACAGGCGTTACTTTCATTTAATTTAAAAGTTACAACTCTCCATTGTCGCAATAATCTTGTTCATTTTTTATTATATACTTAAGTAGGTTGATTAAACCATCTATAGCGGACTCATAATCGTGGTACTCTTCTTTTATTCTCTCAGACAAATAACCATTATGTGTAAGCCGATAAATGGGTGGATCACCATAAGAAAACGTTGCTTCAATATAAAAATGACAATCTCGGTCTTTATGATGGTCCCCTCCAATCAATTTATACCATTCTTGAGTTAATTCTGTAGCTTTTTTAATTTTTTTGTCGAGATTTTTACACATTTAATTATCCTTGTAATTTCTATTTAATATTTTAAACCCCATAGGTCTTCCGTACAGTTTAGTATAACCCTTAGGTCTAACAACAATTCCTTCAGCAGGCACATTAGGGGCATAAAATTGCATGTCAGCCAAAGACTGTAGCTTTTCTAAAGTTTCTTCTATTGTCGCTCCTACGAATGAGCCTTCCCACACGAGAGGAACTGTTTTGCATAATAGTTCTATATTACAAAAACCTTTCATCGCTTGGTAATTTAAATAATCTCCTTCTTTTGTTTTAACCTGAAACACAAACAATTCTATACCTTCAAGTTTCATAGGGTTTTTCTGAATTCCATTTCCGGCTAATTCGCCTTGAATTACTCCAGTAAAACCTGGAACTTGCTTGAGCGCTCTGGCGGCTTTCCAGTACACACTTTCCGTAGTTTCTTTTTTTGATAAATTTCTAGAACAGACATGTGTAATTTCACCATTGTCAAAAACAATTGAAATAGACGTTCCATCTATTTTCTGTGTAACAACAACCTCATTATTTGTAGTTGTTTTTCGAACAAGTTCTAAATCAGACAAACCGTTGTCTTCGTCTGTTTTTGAACATATATGTGTGGGAAAATCTCCAGCTGTTTCTCCTTGTAAATGGGCAGGTATTTCTTTTATGTATTTTGTAACCCCCAAATATTCAGTTACATCTTTACCAATTTCCAGCTCTTGAAAGAACGCTGGAAAATTAGTGAGAGAAACAATGATTCCAGCGGAATATTCTCCCCTTAATTTTTTAGTTTTTAGCCTAATCGGTTTGTCCGGGCTATCCTTGTCCACAAGAAATTCTGACCACTCGCATCTGGGGACGATTGTGTCTATCGGGATAAACACAACTTTATCGCCTTGCTTGTGTATGCTTTTTTGTACCACGACTTGCCACCCTAAAACTTGGGCGAGTTCGAGTTTATCTGCGTTTGAATGCGGTTTAATCGATACGATGCTTTCTATTGACGCTAATTTCATGGTTTTATTCTCCAAAAGTTTCATTCCACTCTTCATCAGTTATTCCTGATTTGATGAATTCTCTATCACCTGGCGACACATTAGGCATAGCGTTTTGAATTAGCTCGCCGCCTTCCCAGAGTTTAATCTGTTCTTCTGTAACATCAATTTCTCGCACATTGGTTTTGCCTGAAAAAGGAGATACTCTGATAATTTTCATATTTTTAAATGGTTTAAAATTGCCTGTCGTGTTGAGGATTATATATTTTTTTTTGATTGTAGTGATGTAATACCATTGGGTGTTAATTAAGCCTAATAAATCCCAATATTTGTCATTAAACAGCACTGTGTTTAATTTTTCCGCGGTGTGAAAAATTTTTTGCCTTTGTTCTGATAATTTATCTATATTTTTTATCTGCAAAAATTCTTCAACAGTCATGCGTTTGTTGTAATTTTGCGTTTTTACCTGACTCCCAAGCGTCGTTTAGGGCTAAATGTATATCGCTAGTGCACGCCGCGTAAGAACTTGCCATAAGCCATTGAAAAAATTCTTCGCTAAAATTAAAATTATTTGTAAAATTAGCGGCTTTTTTCAATAAGCTTATTTGCTCCTCCTGGGCTTTTATTTTCTCTTTCGCTTCTCTTAATTCTAACTCTAATTTTTGAGAACATTCTTTTAATATAAAAGACCATTGGCCTTCACTAGCCCTAACTGCAGCGTCTGTCTCTGGTGTGGTGCTTGGAGAGGAAAAGAAGTCCGCTACAGGATTATTTTTTCCTCGAACTATCTCGATTTCTGGCGTGTCCCTCGGTAAATTCCGAGCGTTGTTCAAGTCGCGTACAGGATTATGCTGTAATTCATTCATGATAATGCTGCCTTCTTTATAATTTCCTCGATATATTTCTGTTCCATTTTCTGTAACAATAAACACAGACGGCTTTGTACTATGCTCCCATCTACCTATTCTCATCTCGGCTATGGGTGTAAGCTCTTTGCCTGTCTGCTATTCTTCTATCTGTCTCCGGCGTGTCACAGAGTTTCCAGAATGCGCTGTTAATTAATCTTTGTTGCTGGCGATCGGAGAGTTCGCCATTTCCACGCCTATGAGCATATGAAAAGTTATCAGCGTTTGTGACTAGCTCTTTAATGCCTTCGTTATCTACTAAGATGACAAATGTATTTATTTTATGGAGGAAACTTTCATACATGGCTATCTTTTCTTTTTGAGATGGGGTTTTCATGATTATTTAAATGAATAAGTTGTCGTATAAAAATTTATAGCTGTTTCACCTAGTTTTGTTAGAAAAAACATAAGAGCGTAACTAAATAATAAAATTAATATAGGTAAAAATAATTTATTTATGACTCGCATTATCCAGAGTTTCCCAGTTGTAGCTTCTATCCGATAATTCTCTTTTTATACGCAGCAACAATGTGACATCATTTACACCGTAGCATTGAGAATCAAATATCGAACTTTCTAAAGATTTCATTAAACTCACCAATTCATTCAACGTTTTTCCGACAAATTCATCTTTTCTAGGTTCCAAATCTTCAAGATTGAGCATCTTTTATTACCTCCCATAGAGACTTAACATCATAACAAATTTCGTTATTGTTTTCGTCCCAAGCTTTAAGCGGTTCTTTAGACCCTGGCGGGAATTTTTCGTACAAATACCAATTAATCCAATCCGCACCGGTTTCGCCAAAAACTTCAGCTATAAGAATGGATATAGTATTTTGATAAGGTTCATCATACGCCAGTAAATCAATTCCTAGGCTATGCAGTGTATCGTATTTGCTTGATCCATCTTGTAAAGACGTAATTATTTTTTCAAATGTCTCATAAGTCATAAGTAATATTCATATATTCCAAATTGTAGTAGACACTGTGTCACCGCACTGATCGCACGGCACAGAATCATATTGATAGTCGTCGTAGTCAAAATTTTCAATTAGTCGCTGCAAAGTTATTTCACCCCGCGAATAAGATTCTTTTAATTTTATAAGTAGATAATCAACTAGTTCAGACTGTTCTTTTTCATTAAGCTCATCAATAAAAGTTTCGTTTATTTTCATTTGAAAATAAACACAACCTTGCGTGATTTCTATTCTATATGTCTTAGACTTTCCAATTTTTTTGAAGATATTCCACAATTTCATGTTCTGTTGTTTTTTCAGGGTAGTCGCCTTTGGGGTCTACAAATGCCCAGCTATAAAATTTACTGCTGCTCGGGTATTTCCAAACAGTTCCCTCGTAAATTTTTCCATTATGTTCAACTCTCACCGCATAAGTTTTAATTTTGTCTAAACAATGCATTTTTTATTCTAATTCAATAATTCCTGTGAGCATTCCATAGTATGATGGAATTTCATACGAAAAAACTTTCGAGCAATAGCTATATTTAGTGCATATTCCTGCGAGCATAGTTAGCTGCGCGTGAGCATCAGTCCGAGCTGTTTCAATAATAATGTCAGGTATATCATTATAATTTTCTATTTTTTGCATGTTTACAGTATTATAAACATGGTCATCGTAAATTTTTGAATTACAGTGGTAAGGAAAATCAAGATTTTCGGTAGAATGGCTGTGTGATAAATCGCAAGATAACACTATAGCAATATTTTCTTGCCGGTTATTCAATAATTCGAATATTTCGCAACCAGCTTTTCGTATATCGTTTGTGGGGATCTTTCGGTCTATGGAGGCTACTGTAATGCTTCTGTTTTTCCCTGATAAAAAGTAAAGAGGAACAGAAGACCCCCATTTTATATTGTGGTTTATTTCTACTTTATGCGATATATAGTTAGATTTTATAGATAAAAGCGCTAGATTAAGCGCAGCACTACCCATATATATACGATCTATTTTATTTCTGCTCTCAGGTTTTTCTTCACTATACACAGATGAAAGAAAACACATAAACTTTTGCCTGTGTATGATATCGTGAGGGTCTACTATAAAAAGATGAGATATATTTTTCTTACTTAGTTTCTTAGCCACGCATTCAAACCCTTTTATAGTTTTTTTTGTATTCGCCCTACCATTGATAAGAATACCTCCATGAGGCACCACGCATATTGTTTTAACGGGCATAGTGTTATTATCTGTGCAGTTCTAAAATAGTATCTAATAAACTTACGTTCAACTTCTTATTTGTGTTCCAACCAAAATTAAGAAAAGAAACATATTTGTTTACGTTATATTTATTTCTAGCGAATATTTGGTGGGCCACCATTAAACTTTTACCGCTGTTAACGAGGTCTTCTAGCAAACAAACTGGGGAATTAATGTCTGCATCACCCTCTATGTCTTTGAGAAATGCGTAAGGTTTTCTTTTTTCTCTTACAACCAGTATATTATTTATCCCAGGGTATTGTAATAATCCTATAAATGGGAAAGCTCCGTAGCCTCTAACACCAATTGTACTGTAGTTTTGTTCGCTTAGGTATCTAGCTAGATGAGGCATGAATACCCGCGTGGTCTGCTCAAAAAGAGCTACTCTGAAATCAAACGCCCACTGCGCAGTTCTTCCTTTTTTAGTTATGTACGGCTTTCTTTCAGGAGGAAAGAAAGCATTTCTAGTTATTGACACCAAAGCATCAATTATTTCAGGAGAGTCGAAATATTTATTTTTTAAATATATCTTCCCGAAAGGTTCTGTAGATAGAAGTTTCATGTAAAAAGATACTATAAGCTATTTATAGAAATGATCAACAAGAACAACGCATCCTCGCGGAGACTCGAACTCCGACTAGCAGGATGAAAACCTGCTGTGCTAACCGTTACACTACGAGGACATACAGCTCTTCACAAAATCAGGCTGCTTTTTTGGTGTATGCTCTTTAAAATTTAATTTGATAAAGTTGCTCGACGGGATTTGAACCCGCCCCGACTCCGTCACAAGGAGTAATGCTAGCCGCTACACCACGAGCAAAGTATAAATGGAGCCAGCGGTCGGATTCGAACCGACGACCAACGGTTTACAAAACCGACGCTCTACCACTGAGCTACACCGGCACTGCGAAATGAGGGAATCGAACCCTCGTCCTGACTTTGGAAGAGTCCAGTTCTACCATTAAACTAATTTCGCTAGATAAAGTACAAAAGGTTAAATTTAGTGCTGGCCATATTTTATCTATAGCATAGTTTTAAACACCGTGCAATTACTTTTCTTCAACCTTTCGAGAAGCTCGAGTGTCATAATCTGAGGCAGGGTTCAGCACAATTAAAGTTTTGTTAGGATGGTCTTTAGGGAAAAGCCAAAAATCTTCTACACGATAGCTAGTCAAGCAAAGGCCTTTGTCAAAACTATGGTAAGCCAAAAGAGTGTTTTCAGAAAGATTTTCAGTCATTTCTCGAAATTTTTTAAGAGTGAGTTTGGGCATAATTTTAATTTTTAGGTTTAAAAAGCTTAAGTGCCTCCGATTTTGTTTTCGGTCGGAAATATCCGACTCACTGGGTCATCGGGAACCAGCCCACATTATTGTTAGTGTTCGAAGGGGGTTTGCTCCGGAAATTGTCCCCTTCCTTAACGAGTTCCAGCCCAAAAAGGCTAAAACGCCGTCCAAAGCCTGTGTTTATATAATGCTCGGTGTCGTAGTTTTATCGTAGCTTAACTCGACCGGCTTCATAATCTCTTCTAACACACTAACAGGCAAAAAGAGACTACTTATTTCGGAACACTCTACTACCGAAAAAAATAATTTTATCATATACGAATGGATGTGTCAGTTCCTATATTTTTCGGGTGTTCTGACATCTAGAACAAGTATTAAGCTGTCCGAGGTTTCTAGATTTTTAAAACTGTGCAACAGCTCATTTTTAAAAAAAATAAAGTCCCCTGTTACAACAGTAAAAACCTCTGTTTCCACCGAAAGCTCTATTTTTCCTCTTACCATAAAATGATAGTGGTCGTGATGGAAATGAAAGTCAGAGTCAGGCAAGAAACAATCATTATCTTTATGAGGTAAAAGCGCGTCTCCCTGTGTTAATCTTATAAAAGCAGCGTTAACTACTGGACCGCAGCATAGTGATTCAAACAAACTCAATATTTCTTCCGAATAAGGGTAATGAGTCGATAAATATGAATTTTTTGCGTAGCTGCCCTCGGTTTGTTTAAAATTTGCACTTACCAGTTGTATGCCTTCTAATCTATTTTTACCTGCTGTTTCTTTTTGAGGTAAATCAATCAATTTCCAGCTGTGGCTAGTGAACCGTTCGTTTATTTTAATTTCTTCGAGCAGCCTACCGGCAATAATTTGATCATTTAATATTTTTTTGATATTCTGCATAACTTTATTCTAGATCATCAGACTTTGAATAATATCTAACACTACGGTAGCTTGAGTCAACGCTGTTTTCCACTTCTTCTAGATTTCTCGTGAATTCATCTCGCTGCGCATCTATAACAGCATAAGCTTCATCCAATTTTAGTTCTAATTCACGTATTTTATCATCTTTATCATTATTAGCGAGTTCATTCGTGGGTGAAGAAACAGCCTGGGGTTCGAGGGTATTTTCCCAGCAAAATATCACGTTTTCAAATTCAGCCAAATCATCTATCAAATTATGCCCAATTATTTTTTCCCAGATATAATAATAATTATCGGTAGAATAACCTAATTTTGATATATAGAACGTATGGCCTGGGTTACTCTGGATATACTGACGCAACTGCTTCAGTTGGTCAAAAAAAGGTTTTATGTACTCTTCAGGTCTAAAAAATGATGAAGGTATTATTTGCCACATCTTTCTTGTCACAAACCCAATTGCTCTAGGATATCCTCTAAATTGCGCATCTTCCGGAGTAGCTGTTTTTTGCCCGTTATCGCTATATACATAGAAAGCAGTTTGATTTTGATCTAAAAACTCTTTAGTTATAGTTATATTTTGGAATTTAGCTTTCATTTTTCCAGCACGGTATATTTTGTGTTATGGTTCTTCCCCTTTTTCCTCGAATACGTACAGATATTTGAAAAAATAGCAGCCCAATACTTATAATACGTGTTTTATATATTCTTTGATTACTGTATAAAATATAGGTAGGAAAATTTGCACGTAAACCTATATATAATCCTCCATATTTTTTAGCTAACCAGTTAAAATTTATGTACACTCTTTGCATCCAATTCAAATAACTAACATTGCATATTTTTTCCGCAGTTTAAAAACAGACAAGTCTTTTTTCTTAGCCTCTATTTCCAGGTCAACTCCACCATCAGATAAAATACATTCCGGCAAGGTCTCTACCCAGTCATGATGAGTTCTATCCATTTTTCCGGTTTTCCCTTCTGAGATATGCATTAATGGTCGAAATTTTCCCCAAGAGCTTTTACAAGCGTCAAACGCCTCTTTCTCTTGCTCGCCAAGATTATTTATAGCTCTATGATGAAAATCTAAAGTCACAGGAAAATTTTCAAAATATTTACGTATGTTCTGCCAAACCCAAAAAGATTTATCTTCATTTTCAAAAATCAATCTTGATCGCGCGGACTCGCTTAATTTTTCTATAGAGCTTTGAAAATATTTTAAATTTTTTATATTATCTTTCCCGTTGCTTAAATGGATATTTAACGGGGATTCCCACGTTTTCTCTAAACCAAGCAAATCAAATATTTTTGCATGCAGCTCTAAATTTTTTATAGAATTTTCTCTAACTCTATCGTTTGGGCTCCCGAGTGAGACGAATTGTCCAGGGTGAGCGCATAATCTAAATCCGGCCGAAATTACGTATTGTGTAGCTTGATAGGCTTGGTTGAAGTTAGCTTTGTCTGATGAAAAATCATCCCAGATAGACAAAAAGTCCTCATGGTCGGCAAGAGGAAATAAATCGCTGCTTATTCTGTAAACCTGAAAATTATTTTGTAAATTATAGTGCAAAATATCCACGTACTCCTGCAAATTATGCCGCCATATCGTGAATAACTTTTCTTTTCGCCAAAGCTTGTAAGGTTTGTCTTTTGCTTCTGCGCCTAAGGCCTTTGCTCTGGTTAAAGTTATTGTTCTAAATTTACTTAAGTGCTCACCTAAAGAAATACAACAGTACCCTAATCTTGTTTTATTCATTGCGACAAAATATATAGTTTAAATTAATTCAGGGATATTACTGGCTTGTTTTAGCCCCAGTATAAATTCTCTTACTTTTTCTAGCGTAGCATCATCACATTCTTTAAACGCTCCACCTTCATATTTAAGTTTATTTCGTATTTCATTCAAAACATCGTCTATAAGTATTAATGCGTCAAGCCCGGCTACGGCGTATGCATGGTCATGTTTATCGTCCGGCAGGTCAAATTCGAGTATTGCTTTCATTTATTTATTTATTGCGTATGTAATGATTATTTTCGCAAACTAAATCTACATATTTTAAATTTTTCTCTTCAAGATATTCTTCGAAAAGAATGTCACGGGCATCGTTCAAATAATCTATTAATATTTTTTCTCCGGATAAAGTTAGCCTCAAGCTATCTGCTAGCCCACATATTATAGAAGTTATATATGTGTACAGCTTCTGAATATGTTCCTTATCTCCATAAATCCTATCTTCTGGATGTTCTCCCAGAAGGGTATAATGCACTTTTGATATAGTGGAAAAGCAGGTACCGTTATTATTTTCTTGGCCGGCTTTCGTTGAATTTGTTTGTTGTGCTTTAGTAGTTGATTCCATGTTGTGTTTTAATAGTTAGTCCCATGTTATAGGCACACAGTTTTTGGGCTATAATACCCAGCCAGTTTATAGATATCGCACCAGGATTCTCCACATTCGAGGCAGGAAATTTTTTGGAATATTTGTGTATCATCGATTTCTATATTTCCGCTAGTCATCGTATAACTACGGCAAAAAGGGCAGTGCATCCCGTTGTCTTGCGCATACTCTTTAGGAGATGCGGTCTTATCTACGTATTTTTTGCATGTTATTTGGACTGCCGCATTCCGCAATCTTTTATTCAACCACAGGTCATCTTGATCTTTTTTTAAAGGTATTTCTATTAAAGTTGTATTACAATTATTTTGTTCTTGCATAAATTTGGTGCGGGATGAAGGAATCGAACCTCCACTTTCTCCGTGTAAAAGAGAATCGCTACCATTACAACAATCCCGCAAAAATGAACCCGGTAGTCAAACTAGACTCCGCTTTCGAATTTATGAATTTATACTCTACCGACTTTGTGAGCCCACAGCTAGTTCAAAAAGACATGAACTCCTCTGCTCTTTTGGACCATGAGAACATTTGGTTAAATGAAAACCAAATATTTTTGTAACTAGAGTTTTGGTTAAATAACTTTTTGGATGCTACTGGCACAGCCGAATCTTCTAAGTAACACCAATCTATAGCAACCCATTGATTATCTGATTCTCGTAAGTACATTACATAAGCATGCCCGCCTTCCGGGGCCGTTACATCAGGCTGAACATTTCCAGCCACCATACGAACCCTGAAAGCCGGGACATTGCTGTTTATCGCCAACCCTGCCAGCAGCAAAGCACCGTCTTCGCAATCACCCAACCTGAGGTTTAAAGTCTCAAAAGGAAACTGCCAATATTCTAATACCCCTTGGCTTAAATCGTCGCCGACATATTTGATGTTTTTGACTACCCATTTTTGGATGTTCCATATAGTTTCATCATAGCTAACCCCAATCAGGCGTTCGACTTCCGCTAATTTTTTAAGCTGATAGTCATTCGCAGAAAGCATTGTTTTTACATCGATCCTAACCTTATCCTGTAAAGTATTACTTTTACATGTAGGACATTTGCTAGGTATAGCTCTCCCGGTGTAAATAACTGGATTTTTAGGATGTTTGTTATTCCAATGTTCTTCTAGCTCGGAGTTAGTCATGCATATATTATCTACGTAAATATGCCGGCGATCAAGGTGGAAAATTTATTTAATATCACCACCAAGAATCGTAATAGATAGCGTTTCCGTCTGATAATTCTTGGCGAGCTTTATGTATGAATGTTAAATCGTCAATAACGCGTTCTTCATCCGGAGAATTTTCACATGAAAAAAACCTTTTTTTATGTGAAAGATTATTGCACTTAATATCTTTTTCTAAGCGGTCTAAGTCTTCTGAATTCAGTTCTATAGGGCAAGTATTAAACGTTAATGACGCATCCAAATACCCATAATTAGCATCCCGCATCTTTTCTGTCCATAATGTTTCCATCCACTCATGCAAAGCCGGGTGTTTTCTCCAATAATGTATTTCTTTTTGTGTATCTTTGGTGTAACTAAATGGAGAAATTGCATGGTTTTTAGGTACACTATATGCAAACATGTCTAGTCCCATATATTTTATAATACTTTGTTACTCGTCGAATATTTTATATTTTAATTTCCTCATCTTCAGAGGTTTCTTCTGCAGGGTTTTGTTTTGCGTCCAACGTCTTCCAGTATGCTTCGGTGGAATCATTAACAGCCCTGTATTTTTGCTTCCTCGCTTCAGCGTAGCATAATGTTTTGTACCACCCAGCAAAAACGCACGGTTCGCCATGTTTGCCTGTATTTTCGCAAATTCTAGAAGACTTCAATTCCATTATTTCAACTAGGTCGTCAAGTATTTCGTTTTGAACCTCTGACCCGTTTTCTATAATATAATAGAATCGCAAAGTACCATACTTTTCTTTAATTTGTGAAGCTTTTAATTGCATGTTATCCGAGGTCATATCACATATATGCTGAATTTTCTCCATTCCTTTATCTAATAGCTCATACCAACCGTCGCCGCACTCTACCCCCCAGTGCATGCACGTAAGCATTTTATCACCACCATAGTCAGCTAATATTTTTGGATACTTCTCGACTAATTTTAGTTCTAATTCTTTTTTCATATAAATTGTTTGCCAAAAATTGGAGATGACAGGGCTCGAACCTGCTACCTCGACCTTGCAAAGGTCTTGCTCTACCAAATGAGCTACACCCCCAAAAAATGAGAATTTTTACCGGCTGCCGAAGATTTCAGCTAGACAGCTTTTTAAACTCTCGTTTTGCTAACACCAAACCTTCTGGCGTATAGTTATAAACCCCAGGCGTTGCTGTGGGTTCTATAAACCCTTCGGCAACCAAATAGTCCATACATTTTTTGGACCTGCGGTTTAATTCATTGATTAATTTTTGTATTTGCTCGAATTGTTCGTTAGGGCTATTTTCACCCCAAGATTCATAATCTTCGTTGTCCATAGCATCTATATTATAACTTATGGTTTTATCATAATCAAAGATTTCTTACGCCGTAGTGACATACGCGGGGCTTTTTTAGTTTTTTGCACTAGCCTCGAACCTTCGGGGGTTATGTTATAATACGCTTCTCCGTTTTTGTAAGTTTTTTCAACTATCCCTTCAGCTAAAAGATATTCCAGTACATTCTCCACGTCTTGAATTAATTCTTCATTGTCTTCCATATTTTATTTTTGTTTTTCGAATACAAAGCTCCAATATCTGCTGTCTAAGTGGCCCTGTTTATGGTCCCAATACATGCACCTGGCTATGTATGGAGGAATATTCCACATATTACTCATATAGACCCAATGCTGTTCGATTGTTTTGTATTTCTTAGCGTGCTTGGATTGATCTAAGCCGTAAGCTTGAAACATGTGTGTATCTAAACATGTAATTTTAGCCTGATTCGGGTAGCACATTTCTAAAGCAAAACTTGTTTTTGCCATGCCTAATCCTAAAGTAATTTTTTCAAGCCTATTTCTGAATTGACTCCAAGATTCATTTTGCTCTTTTTTATACTTTGAGGGGTCTTCCCAAAAATCATAAGCAAACTCAGAAATAAACTTAAGCCGATTATTATGCATGCCGACGCCGCTAGCTTGTATCAACTCCAATAAATTTTCCCATTTATTTATCCACGTCCACCAATTTTTTATAGCGGCATACCCGACAATATTAGCCTTCCACGATGTGTGCACACTCATAAAAGCGAACAACCAACGACAAAACACATCCGCATCATTCTGTGGAGTTATACTCTCCCAGTAACCTTTGTAATCTGAAACTTTCGAATAATCCAACTCTATAAAAAATTTTTCAATTTTATTATAATTAATTATCACCGGAGGTTTTGGGTGTATTTTATATTCACTGTCCCAAAACTCATACTGACCGTCATTTAAACTTATATCCTCTTGTTCTTGAGAAAAGTTTCCCAAGAAGTCTAATTGCAACATAAGAATAGTTATATATTTAATGTTAAAGTTTTCTAGAATCTTTGATTCTCAAATACTCAGCTATCAACATTCCGTCAGCATCTTTTTTGAATTTTATATGGGGAAACATTTTTCTACCTACATCTAAGCTGGCTTTTTTGAGGTCTTCACTTCCTTTTGTGCCTGCAGGGAGTAAAGATCTTTGCCACTCTTTTGAATCTATATAATGGTATTTTAACCCTACACTTTCTAGAGCTATAATGGTAGCTTCCAGACACCTTATCGCGGATAATGTCGCGTTAAAGCGACGGCTATTAACCATGGGCCTTTCTATAGCTGTTATAAATTTTTCTCCAGGAAATGAAGATTTGATGGCTTTTAACAGGTTGACAAGCCCCGCATAGTCTATTCTTGTGATATGCTTTTCTTCTTTTGTGTAGCTAGGTTCGCGCTTAATAGGCAATGCGTAGAGATGCACCTCTCCTTTCGAAGAAATGACTCCTATGCCTTGTGAAGTTACGCCGTTATCAAACCCGATATATACCATAATATTTATATTCAGGAAGGGTTCGGACCTCCCTGAATAATTAAACTAAGGAACTTATTATTTCCATAGCTTTGCTATAATTAGCGTGTTTAGTATTTTTTACACACAAACTACTTTTCAGCCATCTTAAATCTTCGTTATTTTTTACTTTTTTACGGTAAAAGGGAAGATCCATTTTTTTGATGAGCTTTTCAATCTCGGCTAGCTTTTGAAGATAGTCGTTCATTGATTTTTTCTACTGAGGAATCATTGGTAATATTTTGGGGCTGCGCGGGCGTAACGTCAAAATCAGGGAAAAGATCCTGAGCCACACCGCGTAGGCTGTAATGCTTTTTAAGTTCTGCAGTCACACGCACCAAAATATCTGTTTCATTCTCCATCAACTTCTAACTCAGACTTTCTTTTGCGTCGAGCTTTGTTTGTGTTATCAATTTCTTCAATAACTTCTGCGGAAGGCATGTCAGGAATGCTAAAAGCTTTTCTAGCAACTTCTTTACCTTCAACGCTATTGGCCAACAGATAAGCCAATTCAGATTCCCTGAATTTCTTCTCTGTGTCAATAACTCCTTCTTGCACTTCTCCATCTACGTTAATAGCAAATTTAGTGTTAGGTATTTTCCAAGTATACCACCCACCAGTCTTACCAACAAGAGCAGAATAATTTTCTCCAAGCATCCGAACCAATGGCGAATACCAATCAATACCTCCATTGATATGTATATCAAACTCTATTTTTTGGCTATTGCCTTCTCTACCTAGCTTATTACGCTTAACAGTTAGAGAGTGTGTGGAGCCTGATTTACGCTTAACTCCCATATGGTCTTCCGTGAGGTTATCTTTTATTCTGGCTACTTTGAACTGATAAGTAGAGTTGAACCTTTGCGCCTCGCCTCCGATAAGCGCTTCTGGTTTCTCCATCCCAAACCCAGGACCAGTGGCGCTAATATTGTCTCGAAGCTGGTTGGTAGCTACAAAGACCATATTCTCGCATTCCAGGTATGGAATAATGTTTCTATAGAAAGCAGCCATTAATTTAGCGTGTTCGCCCACCTTTTGTTGGCCTATTATATCTTGGTCCCGCTCATAGTCGGTAGCAGCGCCAGCAATCGAGTCGAGCGCCACCATGATAGGTGTTTTACCGTCGGTGTATTTAGAGTAGTTCTCTATAGTTATTTTGCATAATGTCAGAGCTTCCTCTAATGATCTAGGATTGTGATATATTACGCCGTTAGGGTTCACACCCTGTAGCTGCATATAATTGAAATCTGGGGCGCTCTCGGTTTCGACCCAAAACATTTTCCCGCCTGCTTTTTGAAATATTTTAGCTATATCAAAAAGCATGGTTGTTTTAGAGCACCCCTTTTTACCATAAATTAAATAACACCTTCCGTACGCCATAAACCTTCGGTCAAAAGCATACTCCAACAAGGGATTGTCTAGGACAATCCCTGTAGGAGGTAACTCTTTATCTACAGTATTTAATTCCAGATTAACATTGTCTGCTTTAAATGTTTTTCCGAAATTTTTTTTGATAGAATTTAGATAGCCTTCAAAATCCATTTTAATTCGAGCTAATGAACTTCATTGCTTCTTCCCTAGACAACTTCGCAGAAGCTATTGGGTTAGCCGGAAGAGTGCTTATATCTATCTCCGCAGCTGGCGGGGGATTAACTGCTATTTTTGGGGCAGTTATAGTAGCCTTGGGGATATCAACTGCTGCGACTGGTGCGGCGACCGGTTTGGTCGGGGCAGGACTGTACGATTCGGCTGAAGGAGCTGTGAACTTTGGGGCGACAACGCCTCTAGGTGAAATAGCCCCTTTAGTCAAACCATCATATCCATCCATACAAGCTTCAAATACACTGCTAGAATACATTTCACGAAGCTTAGCAATAATCTCTTCTTTGGACTTTGTTTCGAAAATGTCGTCTAAATCATATAAGTAATCACTGTTCGCCAGTTGAGGAGGAAGCTTGACTGCCTGGCTGCTGTCTATTTGTAGAACCCATGGGTTAGCGCTGTTTTCCTTGAGTTTTACAAAAACAGGAAAACAGTGGTCAGGGTCATTTATTGGTTGTCGGTTATTGCCAGCCAAATCTTTACTTCCAAGCCAATTGTTTAAAATATCGGCACCGTTTCTTAACGGTAAATCTAAAACATGTGCTCCGAGACCTAAATTCTGAGCAAAAGCTACATTATACAGCACACGGTCTGTTAAACGACCATAGCTGGGGTATTTTTTAAACTTGCGACCATTAACTTCTTCGTCTCTCGGGCGGCTTTCTTCAGTATACAAAATTCTAAAGTTGTTTGAAAAATATTCCGCCGGATCTTCATTACGGTCAGGAACATAATATTTTTCTTTAAAATTTGTCCCGAAATTATCTCGAATAGTTATCTTCTTATACCACACTCCATTTCCATGAGCGTCTGCTTTGAACGCAGGCAGAAAGTAAAGATAAGCTCCTTCTTGGTTTGTAGTTTTATTAAATATCGCTCGCCGAACACCCTCGCGAATGTAAGGGGCTGACGAAGCGGTTAAGTTTAAATCGGAACCTTCGAATTTAATTGATGGTTTGATGATAGGCATTGTGATATTTTAGTGTGTTTATACAGTAATAAAGGTTTTGCGTTTGCCAGCTATATTAAAAAGCATTTTAAAAATCGATGATTTGATAAAACTGTGGTTAACTATCTGAATATGGTTTCCCTGAGTTTAGTTGTCAAGTAGTTAAAATTTTGTGCAGGTACACCGGGTACAACAGTATACCTACACAATTCTATCTCAAATAGTTACACCATAAATATAAGTTTGGATGTTTTTTGCTCACGAAGGTTGTTTAGAAAAGCTTGAGCCATCATTCCTGCGACAATCGTTGGAAGTGTGTGGCTGATGTTCTGTTCTTTCTCAAAGGCGAGTAGACATCCACCTTCCTCTTTTGAAGCGTCTATGTAGTTTAGCAGAATATCTTTAGGCATTTCAGAAGTGAACACCGCGCCTTGCCGCGATGTGCAGCGCCCGTCAACCCAGAACAATTTTTTATCTGTGTTGTTCCAACTATACTCGTAAAGAGCCTTACGGAAAGGCATATTATCTACGCAACAAAAGACAACATTGTAATTTTTAAAATCGTCTGGGGTCATCCTTCGTTTGATCCCATTCACAATGTACTTGTCTTCCATAACAGATACTTTGTATTTACCGATGTCGTCTATTTTATAATTTTGATGTAATAAGTTAGTCAAATCGACTGTGTCGTCATCGTAAATATCGACCTTGGCAGAAGCATAGTCAAATTGTTTACGGTTAAAGCCGTAGTCGAATAATATAGCTAATAGGTTAGAGCCGATTCCTCCTGCCCCCGCGATTGCAATTTTATGATTCATTATGATGTATAATAAGTTTGAGTGAATTTAATGGAATGTAATATAAAAATAAATGATCTTGCGACAACCATTCTGCCCAACAAAACATTTTTTGATGGGTAGCAAAAATAACATTATATTTGAATCCTGTGAATAACTTCTCCAAATCCAAGCGGCTAGGGGTAGGGCTGAATGACGGATGTGTGTGGAAACTCGCAAAGAATTTCCACCCATCCGCAACTTTCGGGGCCACATTTTCTTTAAAATCTTCTAAGTCAGTTTCGTACAGCTGAGGAGCCATATCACTTCCTCTATGCTTGTTTTTCACATAGGTAAAAACATACTCCCCATTTTTTTCAAGAATAATACCACCCTGTTCTTCTTCTGAATATCCACATACACGGGAGGCTTCGACTATTTCTTTAGCCAATAGATGATTAATATTTTCAAATAACCCCATAATATTATATTCCTAAGGCTTTACCTATTTTATTTATTATTTTTAATTTATTGAACATATGTACGAACGCATAAGAATCAGACGTGTTATTAACTAATTCATGGTAAATGTCAGAAACCCCGCTGCATTCTATACCTAGAACATCAGCTATTTCTTGAAGCGTTTCAGGATGAAAAATGCTCCCACAAGCCCATATTTTTGCCACGTCGATATGTTGCTCGAATGGGTTGCTTTGAAGTGCTGCGGGGTACACAAGATATTTGAAAAAATTGAACCCGTGTACCGCACCTCTTCTAGCTAAGAAAGGATAAACAAATTTAAATCCTCTGAATGTTATTAGTTTTTCTTTTTCATTTTTAGTTATAAATTCTTCGAAGCTCGCCAGCAAATCCTTCTCAGAGTCGTTGGTGAGCAACATCGAATCAGTTGGATGGTTATAATCAGCTATAGCTATGCACGAAACAGTAGCAGTTGCTTCTGAAAGATGGGCATCTTCCAAATACTTTTTCTTTTTTCGTTCTATATCTTCGGCTATTTTAGCCGGGTCTTTTAGATTCGCGCCAGCTTTGAATTCTGGAGCCCTTGCCAAGAGGGTTTCTCTTGGCAAGGGTGTGGTAGCTATATCCAGTATATAAGGTGCTTTCATTTGTTTTCTGTGTTTATTTGATGGGCTATGCAGTTTTTTTCAGCACTTCGTCAACCATAGTTTCGACCATCTCTCCTATCTCTCTGTCGGGTGCGTAGCTATTGTGAGCGTTTTCCGCTCCTGGTTGAGCAGCTCCTTTGAGTGTGCCGATATGATTTTGCATAACAGAGTCATTTTTAAGTGCCAATAAGCGAGATGCTATGTCGTCATAGCCGGCTCCTTTATAATGGCGGTCATTCACAATACAGCGGTATTGCTTTGTAGCGTAATCGTAAACTTTAGCGTCTTCTATAACCACAGCGTATTCACGGAGTAAGCCTTTTACTTTATAGGCTGGTTTACCCAAAAATTCTATAGATTCTGCTCCGGTCAGCTTGACAGCCGAAGCCAAAAATTCTTTAGATCTTTTAAGCATTGCTTCTTTTTCTTTTTGCACCACACCTAAAAGTTTTGTAAGATCTTCTTTCGTTATCTCAACTTTTACTGTGTTTACTTCTTCCCCGTTTTCATTTTTTGTTTTTTCAGCGAATGTGCAACACTCAGCTAAAATAGCGACAAGCTCTCGAGCGCACCACTCACCGTTTCGAGTTGTGTATCTGTACCCGTTAATATACTGAGCACCATAGCCGCCGTTTGTTTTTCTATTTAAGCTATCAACCTTTTTCAGTAATTTTGAAAACTGGACACGCACAGCACGCTTGTCATCTACTTTGATTTTGATCTGTCTGTGGTCATCGGTGTCTATAAAGAATTTTATAACCGGAGCGCGCTCCGAGGGTGTTGGCGATTTTAATTCATCATAGTTCATTTGATGGATTTTTACAGGCAGGCCATTAGCAATAATATCATGCCAACGTATAGACATACGGGAAATGGACTTAAGAAACAAATTGTAGTCTTTCTGGTCATGAAAGCAAGAAGCGCGGTGGATAACTTTGGCTACTTCGTCTTTGTTTATTCGTATTCCATTGATATATCTTTGATATGTTGCAGTTATCGAGGGCTTGATCTCGATTCCGTTAATTTTAATCGGTGTTAATACCTTAGCCTCAAGAGATTGGTTCAATAATTCTTCTACATACTGGCTATATAAATTGCTGATAGCGTAGATGTCGAACTCGCCTTGGAAATTCATCCTGGAGTATAGGACATTCAGCAAATCAGATGCCTCTATCGTAATGTTTTCGTATGCGGCAGAAGTTTTTGTAAACACGATATCTCTCATAGTTGTTTTTGGGATATCGTCTGACATGAGTTTTCCTATAACAATGAGAGTTGTATTTTTCCTGTAATCTGCTTCGATATTGGCTTTCTCCTTATCGAAAACTGCTTTTTGTTTTTCACTTAATTTTTTCTCTAATTTCAGCCTCATTATTTCAGCGTTATGCGAATTTATAAAACATCCATCCTGCAATTCCGAGACCAAAGCAGGCTGTATACAGCACATTAGCATGATGTGAGCCACATGAACGTTGTATTCATCTGCAACAAGCGTGGTTTTACCTGTTTTATTCGAAGCCGAGAACCGGCGGACTAGCGGAAGCACAAAATAACCTTTATCCAGGTAATCATATATAGGCTCGTCATTTCGAGCTGCCAAATATATATCAGATCTTGATCCGCCACGGAATCTGCCTGATGCAGGTATTGTTAAAAACCTATAAGTATAATTTCCTTCAGTAACTTCAAGAGGTTCCTCACATATAATAAACGGTTGGCGATCTTCTGCTAGAGTTTCCGGAATTAGTTTAATACTTTTGAATGCTTCGGTATGCTTTTTCTGTATGAGGCTTAATGTGGCAGGCTTGTCATTAGAATTAGCGCTCACGACCAGATGGTTCCAAAGCTTAGGGTGACGGTCTTTATTCTTATATATCAGCCCGTGGAGAGGTATTGGTATGTATTTGGAAACTTGATGCATATCCTCCACAGTTTCAAACTCTAGGTTTCCGAAATTTAATCTATATTTCGGGGCTGCTTCTGAAGAATAGTGATAGTCTACCGTTACTTGCCCGCTTATAATATGTTTATTGTATGCGAAAAAGTCGTTTACAATTGTTTTAAATTCTTTTATGGAAAAATGCATAGGAATAAAAATGCTCAAATTTTAGATAAGTGTGTGTGTATGTATATAAACTTTTAGCCCTGCACCATATTTAAACGGTGCAGGGCTAAGTAAGTTTCGGCTTTTAGTAAAAGCTTTACTCTATTTGATTAGCAACCGCCAACCAATGCGCCAGTCAAGAGAACCGCAGGGTCATTCAGCGCTTCGAGCTTCCCTTGAAGCTTTTCAACATTTTCTTCAGAGCGAAAATCAGCTCCAGAAAACTCAAACTTTTCACCGTTTATAAATACCCACATCAAGTTTTTTTCAGCGTGGTCTATAATTTGATCAGTAGCCTCTTGAATATTTAAGTCTGCCATGGTGGTGTGTCCAGTTCTGTCTGCGATGTCGATTTTATATTTCATAATTTTTCTAAATGAAGTTATATTGCGTTTAAATAATTAACTAAGTTACACTAATAGTATATTTTATCTGTATTATCTAGAACCGTAAAGATTTTTTGCAACCGTATACATATGGGTGAGGAACCCAGCATTAGCCACCTTTTCGAGATAGTTAGCGGCATTTTTATCCAGCTTGAATCCTAACCCATAGTCGGCTAGAGTCATGCCAGTATTTTCAAGCTTGCGAGAAATCACAGCATCAAATTCATGGTAAAGAGTTCTAAACGGTTCGCGATACACTTCGCGCCCAGAAGACTCGATGTCATGCATAGACATATTATTGGCCATGATGTTCTTTCTTGCTTCTCGCCCACAGAGGCGAATAATCTCTGCTTTATAGCCTCGAATTCTTGCTGTTGCAAGATCAGAGACTTTTAAATCTTGAGAAGTGATGTTTTCTCCTGTCGCAGTTTTTTCGCGGGGCTTAGCCTTTACCTTCGGGTTTACATAAATTTTGGCTAGCGCAACTGTTTTAACTTCAGGTTTTTTCTTAGCTTTTTGGTTTTTGTTTTTGATAACTGTTATAGATCTTTTAACTCCGCGGAGTTTATCATGGCTCGAGAGCGGACCGAGTACGGCCGCAATGTCTTTATTTTCTACTACGCCAAAGCCTGCAAGGAATTCAACTGTGGCGATTTGTGCCATTTGTATTTCGATTTTTTTCATATTGTGTTATATAGGAATGTTTTGAGTGGTTATCTATGAATAGGAAATTGTATGTATCTAAAAAATCCTGATTTTAACGGACGATCTATGCAGGCTCTGCAACGTGCGCATGCGCCTATTTCTTTAGTATTTTTAACCTTCTTTGTTACTTCCGGACAAATCAATACAGATCTGTCGCTTAGGTGTTCTTCCGGGAAATCATTACCCATCCAAGCTACGGTGACGTTAGGGTAATCTCGATATGGGGCGTAAGCTTTTAAAACTTCATCTTTATTTACCGGGTCGCAGCTCAAGAGCAGAGTTAAATTTTTAAGCTCTGCGAGTGTAGAGATAGCGAAAAGTGATCTGGTGTATGCCCAAAACCTAACACCAGAGAACTTTTCGATAACCCTTGCCCAAGCCACCACGTAGTCCATGTTGTAAAAATCCCCGCCAGTATGGATTCTGAAAAACTTTTTGTCTTTTTTGTCGCCTGCAAGCCACACAGAAACAGTTTTTTCGAGTATCCCTACCAGCTCTGCTGCATCTTTTGCGCCGCGTACCAGAGCTGTGTTATCATCTTCCACAGCAGCGTAGTTTTTATAGAGTTTTCTTAAATTAGCGTCGTAACAGACACTCAGGCATCCACCTTTTCCTTGGGTGGCGTGAGGACATGTCCCGCCATCTTCGGGTCTGCCCTGCCTTAAACTGAAAGTATTGTTATGTTTTTCATAAAATCTTACTTTGGAATTATTGGTTAACTTGAGGTGATCAAATTTTTTGACCACTTCTTGCGCGTCATTCATACGTATGTTTCAATTTTTCCACTCCCAAATATTTTTTTCAAAGTTCCAGGCAGTTTCTTTTTCAAAGATTTTTTCCTTTCCCTTCCATCTGTCAGAAATTACCAACTCACAGCCTACATTATCATTAGTAGCTAAATAAGTTTTGTGACAGAATATGTATTTGAGCATTTCTTGGATGTAATCATCTTTAACTAAATCTTTATGCACTACCCAATAACCTGCGTCATGTACAGTATTAACAGGGTAAATATATTTCATCCATAAACCTTCCTTTTTCATGAGGTTTTTAAAATTAACCGAAGCATCCCACATAAAACAAGCCAACTCACTGGCTACAGGAAAAGCCAAACTTTCATTTTTCCACCCAGCTAAAATACCGAAATTATCGGTTTTTTCATAGTTCAGCACTAGGCCTCTCGCGTTTGTTATTTTATTGTGGTTATCAACTTCAGCCGTACATTTGTCACGGAAAAGCATATAGTCTTTATACCTTTGCCATGTTTCCAGCGCATAATTTAATGTTTCCAACGAAACATACAGCCCATTCTCAGCGTATATATCAGCCTGTATGGGTAATGCGGCAAATTTTAAACCTGCGGTGTAAGAAACACGAAATGTGATACTCTTGGATATCACATATTTGGATACATCTTTTTTTGTTAGCGTAGGGTCATTAAAATATTCTCGCATTTTAGTTTGATGGAAATTACCTGCCCTAATATCCTGTATGAAATCTTTATCGCGAGATAAAAAAGCCATAATCGCAAGGTCAGCTCCTGCGACATCAAGCTCAACCCAATAATAATCAGGATCCGCAGGGTGAAATATATTGCGTATATTTTTAGGCATAATATGCGCAAGAGACTTCTGTTCTTCCGAAGAAAGTTTGGTGTAATTTGGAACAAAAATGTCAGGTATGTACGCCAACACCTTGGATGCAGGGTTTTGCACGTTAGGTGAACTTGAAGCTCTAAAATTTTTCAAGCACTCAAAAAAGCTAGCATGAACTTTTCCGTCGTTACATATAGCAGCCCAATAACTTTGTTTCAGCGGCTCCTCCGAGTCATCCTCGAGTGAGTCATCCGTTGCATCTTCAATAATACCTTTTTTAGAAAGAAATTTTGTGGCAAATACTCCGACTCTGCTTACATTCAGCAGCAGAGTTATGGCTTTATGCTTGTTCTTTAGCTCAATAGAATTCGGATGTTGCTCTAATATTTCTTCTAATTTGAATTTCATCGTAGATAATGATTTACCGTTAGTGGACGGCTGATACATTTTCTGCGACTGCGGCGATTGTTTATCGTACCATACCTTTGATTTGGGGGATTTACCTGATTTTGTATAATACGCAGGTTCCAGCTTCAGAACATCAAAAAGCAATTCTTTCTTTTGCGGGGCTGAATTAGGATTGAAATCTTCAACACCATAAATCAATTTAAGGAACGTTGTTAACTCCTCTCGTAACTCGTAATATTTAGAAGAATATTTCGCTGTCAGATCTTCTAGAATATTTTTATCCACCGCAATTCCTGTGTACTCCATATCCAAAAAATAATGGGTTAAAGGAAGATACACATTGAAATAAAAGTCTTTCAGGTTCGCGGGGAACGAATGCCGCATTCTACAGCAAGCTTCTCGGTGGCTCACCGCATCACCCGCGCAATAGTAATAATAAACATCTGGGTCTAAAAATTTTAATTTTGCTAACTCATTTTTAGCTAATTTATGCTCTTTTAGTTTTCTGTTTAGCTCGGTGTAGTAGGGAGGATAATCTGTAAATATTTTTACACCTGTTTCCAAACCCTTACTTAGCCTGGAATCGAAGAAAGCCACGGCTTTCATACCATCAAAAGCGAGCGTCTCATCCGGTATATTAAAACCTCTATGCTTTAGCCTGAGGTCATCAGCACGAATATTCCAGCCCATGCGCTGTGCTTGTGGGTGCTCTAATAACAACTTCATAGTGTTCAATAATTCCAAATTTTCTGTCTTACCGTCTTTGGATATGTTTAACACCACAGCTACATTTTTTTCGCAAGAGTACTGGAACTCGTACATGACCTCGTCGTCTGTAAATTTACTACCGAACCATTCTGCGTCGTAGCCGATTGTAAATGCCCCGGATTTAATATATTTATTTAATATCGCTTCGTTTTCAGCGGGGCTATCTATAACAATATACTTAAAATCTTGATATTGTAGGTTGTTGTCTAGAGCTCGTTTCGCCAATAGGAAATTTTCTCTAAACTCAGGGCGCTTAGTAGGGTCCATCATCACAATCATACCAGGTGCGTAGTTGGCTAAAACTTTGCCGTACGGGGTATCTGTGATTTCTCCGATATAATCTCCTACTTTTATATTGGACTTCATTATCCTTTTGAATACTTCCGCACCCAAAGGCATAATTAATTTAGGTTTCAACCGGTCGATTTCTTCGTCCAGCTCACCTGCAAAAAGGTCTATGTCTTCGGCAGAAGGTTTGGCCTTACTCCCTATACCGTGCTTGACCATTGCTGTAAAATATACCTTATCTAGAGGGATGCCGGCAGCTTCTAAGGCGCTAACCACTTCTTCAGCGGCATATCCTTTTTTACCAAATTCACGAACTTGCAAGTCGTCCATGTTTGGATGCGAAAATATAATCATAAGCTCGGGCTGCGTATCTGCCAAAGCTTTGGGTCTAATACATAATTTACTTGAATTTTTATTCATACTTACTCACACAACGCTCTCAAACCCCGTGTTAGCCGAAGGCAACAACATACTTTTATTAGGGACGTTGGCAAAATTACTTTTTTTAAGTTTCATTTTATCTTCATGCTCCATCTTTATTCTATCCTCGGCTCCATTGTTCAACTCTTCAAAATTCATAAATTCCAACTCAGCTATATAATCAAACCTGAAGTTTTTCGCGTGCCTAGATTTAAGAGAGAATATGTTAACAAGTGTGGAGTGTGAGCTGTCCCTCCCAATAGCCAAAGCCATGTCGGTGGGTTTTATAATACCTTTGAACCCTGTTATTTCAGCGTTAGTGAAATTTTTTGTCATCTTACCACCGGCTTGGTGTAGCAGCCATATTGAAAACTTATGCTTCCCTCCGATTAAATGATTTGAAAATTCATCAATTTCAAAAGCCACTTTTCCATATTTTTGCCATTCTGAATCATATTTACTGTTCGTTGTTAGGTAGTCCATTTGATCTATGTATACCAAGTCAGGGTGAAATCCTGTGCTTAAATACAAATGATCAAGATAGTTCTCGAGATATTTAGCAGTTATCGAGCCCTGAGCCCCGCGTAAATCATGCACATGCAAATTTAAAAGCGGAGTTTTTTGAAATTCGGTCATATTATTATAAAGCTTAACCAAATCTTCTTGAACAATGACCGAGCCTTTGTGTAAGTCAGTATAACAAATTCTGAATATATTCGAATATATACGACTACATATGTTTTCCGCCGGTTCTTCGATAGATAGATAGAGAACTTTCCTGCCTTTTTTTGCGTTCTGTATCGCGGAATAAACTGCGACTGCTGTTTTACCTGACCCGCTATGCCCTAGGATTAGCCCAAACTCTTGATAGTTTAGGCCCCGCGCCACCATATCGATAGCACTAAACCCGGTTTCGAGTGACTCCCTTAATTCGGTTAAAACGATATTTTTGAACGGTGTAAAAGTACGAATATCCTGCGCAGTTTTCCTGAATGCTATATCCCCAATGATATTCTGCGCCTTAATAACAGCTTCTTCAGGAGAATTACATTCTTCCAAACGTACTCTTTGAAACTTTCGTGTTGACGTAAAATCTGGAAGGTTTTTTAAAACGTAACCTTCGTTTATATCTTCACCCTCATCATACACAAATTCCCAAAATTCTATAGCCGAACTTGTGTCATCGATGCCTTTTTCAGGCAAGATTGATTTTAGCTTGGCTAGGCATAATTTGGAATTTATGGGGGCCTCGCCTATTTCTAGCGCTGCCTGCGCAAATGCCTGGTAAACTGTGATTGTCCCGAAATCCTCAGGGACCAGCTTTAAGTCTAATGCTTTTTGCAAAATGTTTTTAGACCTAAACATGCATTTTATAACAAGCTCGATAAAATCCGCGTCATTGTATAATTCGTGCATATTAATCAAGTATTCTATTCATGTCTAAATTGTTAAGTTTTATAAAATCTATCAAAGCATTATTTAATTCTTTTTTGGCTATTGCTTTATATTTATCGATTATATCCGGATCCCGGCTTTCAGTAGATAAAATCCTAAACCATGCAGGGAATTTTAGAGAAGAATCCATCAGTATATCTTTTAGAGGCACACCTATTTGAAGATACTGCATAACGCTGTTTTTTTGGAAAAACCACATATCATTATAGTCGATATTAGCGTTAGTAATTTCTATCTCATAATTTTTATTTTCTTCGAAATACTCATTAATGGCTTTTAAAGCTCCGTTTCCGCGGATATGAGCAGGGCTAAAAAACTCTACTTTATTATCACCCATATGCTTCCACATAATGTCTATATATTGCGCAGGGTGTAAATTAAATTTTTCGCAAAGCAAAGCAGCTTCGCAAAAATAATTTTCGCCTGCGGGAGTTGAAAAATATGAATATTTTGGAAGACTTAACCGCTTTTTGTTGGTGAATTCGTACTCCAAATCTTCTTTTATACGGCTATTAACTTGCGCGCTGTTTAGCATATTCTTGTTTTATTATAGTCTGCAATTGTTCTGTCGTGGTATCGTCTGGAGACTCAAATCCATATTTTCTTAAATCTATATTTACACACTTTCTACCGTTCGAGCGGAATTCTTTTCTGATTGCTTCGGCAAGAATTTGTGTGCTTTCTTCGCCGTCTAATATCAGTGTTATGTTTCTCCACTCCTGTATAAGCTGTTTTTGCGTGTCTGATATTCCTTTACCTAAAGTAGCAACAGCATTTCCAAGTTTCAAAGCTTTCTTCACTCCTTCCACAACGACTACATCTGTGTATTGTTTTGCAAAATTATAATTGAATAAATGATCACCTTTAGGAAAAAGCTGCATATAACGCATGAATTGAAATCTGTCTCCGTTCCATGTGTTAGGAATGAATCTTAATTGCCACCCAGCATATTCATTATTTTTGTCGAACACAGGGAAAAAAAGGCTTTCAGCTGTGTTGACCACAAAGCCTGAATCGAAAGGAATATTGATTCCTCCGTTCGCTGGTATGTATCTAATACCTAATGAATCATAGTATAACATATTATACAGATGGTCATTTTGCAAAAAATGAATAACCGGAGCGTCACAAGCAAGCTCAGAAAGCTTAACAGAAGAATTATATGGTAGTATTTTTGCGTACTTATATTCTTCTTCATTTTTTTCGTGAGTCTTTGAGTTAGCAAAATAGAATGTATCTTCTCCTAATAAATCATATATAGGTATAATTTGGCTGCATATAAAACAATTGCTAACAGACCAGCTGGGGTTTATATACCGTTTCATTTTTTTCGAATTTTTTGGGGTGCATGTCGGGCATACTATTCGGTAGCTTCCGCCCGAGACGCTTTTTACCTTACCAAATTTAGATTTCAGGAGTTCTTTTACCTTTTGGTTCATTTTACATATTATTTTCCTGGGCTGATTTTTCCAACCCTGCGGTAATTATTTCGTCAGGACAATTGAATAGATCAGCGTGCCTCCACCCACCTGTATGAGCTACATTATACATAAGCTGGCCTAATCTGAGCCAAGGCCTGGCCAGCCAATAGTCATGCACTGATTTTATAGTATACGCTATATGTTGTTCTTGTGCGTTGGTCATAAATTTACGTGTAATTAAACCAGTCGATTTTACTATAATCTTCTATGATTTTAATCTTCCATTTCTGTTCTTTGTAATAAGAAATGCGCTTTTTAGCCATATTTTCCAGTGTCGGGTCATGGTTGTCCATGAAATCCACCAACACAAAATGAGTTTTTTCTTCCAGCCCAAACTTTTCCTTATACTCTTCTGTTAGAATTCTGCTCCCACGATAAGCCTCCTGCAATATTTCAACTTTAGATGACCCTCCCGAAGCCTGAACAACTACCCTACAATTAGGTATGTCTACACCTGCCCGGAAAGCATCACTAGCTACAAGTATCTGAAATTTGTTATTGGCAAATTCTTCGATTACTTTATTTTGTTCGCTAGGGGATAATGCGAAAGCCCCAACACTTTTTTTACTGCTTTCTCTATGCAAATATTTAGAGCCTTGAGGTAAATACTTAAACAAAGAAACCAAGTGGTCCTTGACATGATCTATAAATACAATTGTTTGCCAAGTTTTAGGAATTGCTGCGCATACTTTACCGATTATTTCGTTTCTTTCGGAGCACCGTTTTATTCCATGTTTAATTTTAGCTTCCATACTTGTGTACCCGTCAGTAATTAAATCATCCGGCATTTTTACCATATACACAACCCCAGGAACAACCGCCCCGGCTACCTCCGCATCGTCATAAGGAAAATATATCAAATCTTCTCCGAACATGCCTTTCAGCAATTTATCTGTATTATTGAACATACCTTCAGTTGTTGCTGAAAACCCAAATATTCTTCGAGGCTTAACCAACTTCAAGCAGTTTTGGAAAGTGTCCTGCCCCGCAGACTGCATTTCGTCCACAAGAAGAAGTTCACATTTTTCTAAGGCACAATTTTTTAAAGACCTGAATGTTGCTATTGTGATATCCGAGCTTATATCGTTTTTCCCGTCTCCCACAATACCAATATGCTTATCTGGGAATAATTGTTTAAATTTGGCGTGCGTCTGCAGCACAACCTGTTTGAGAGGGATAGCCAAAATAGTATTCAATTTATTCCAAGCAGCATATGTGATAGCTTGTAGATACGTTTTTCCTGCGCCTCCTGTAGCGTTAATAACTCCGATGTCTTCTTTGCCTTTGAAAAGCATATCCAGAACCATTTCAACTTGGTAATCGCGCAGTTTTATTTTTTTAACCGCAGCCCAATCAGGCTCAGGCATAGATGTTCTATAATCCTCTATTTCTACAGCGTCCATGTTTTTATGGCATAAATCAACAATCTCTTTAAAAAACCCCGGCAATGTGTATATAGAACCTTCCTCGTCAGAAACATATAATAATTTTTCAACAAATACACTTTCTCTTTTCCATTGAATTGATTGCATTTCTCTGTGGAAATAACGAAGAAATTTTAATAAATACACAGGGCTGGGGTTTATTTTCAAACCTCCATCGAATCTAGTTAACTTGATTTTCATCGATGTTGAATATCGTGCAAACGTATTTTATTAGTTTTATTCGACTTACTTTTTGCGGTTTTATGCTTCATTTTATGATTGTTTGGCTTTGGTTGACCTCCGGTATTTCTACTCACCTGGTCGTCTACAAGCCTTGACACAGCCATTTTAGTTACATCCCCAAGCTTACTACTATTCCTGGTCATGCCGAAATACACAGCAGCCCCAGCTAGCAAAGTAGGAATGATCGCGTTTTCTTTTAGTTCTTTTCCCATAAAGTTAATATCCAATAATTTTTTTGCTTTGAATTACTTCACCTGTTTTATTTCTTAACATAAATATAGCGTAATCTATCCCGGGTTCTTTTATATCAGAAGCAACGATATCCATGGTTTCGGCATTCGCTATTTCATCTTTTGTGAACCCGGGACCATAAGGCGGTTCCCACATCATCTCTTGTTTGTCTTTGATACCCTCGTATAGCACGAACATCATGTCAGCAATATAGTATGATCAACGTAGTCAGACAACTCTTTGTGATGGTCGATCACAATGACCTGTTTGAATTTACTGGTTTTGTTAAGCTTAGAAATAATATTAAAATATTTTTTTATAGAATCTTCGGCTAGCCCGTAGGAACCTTCGTCTATAATCATGAACGGAAATGCACCTACAAACATTTGATGCAACGCCATGCGTAAGCTAAACCCAACCATAACTTGTTGACCGCCCGATATACTAGGGAGTTCACGATCTTCAGAATCATAGATATTTATCCCAAAGCTTTCATTCACTTTTGCTGTGTAAGGAAATTCAAAAGAAGCTAATATTTCAGTCATATATTCTGAAACAGTTGATGCATAGGTTTGTATAAGCGCGCGAGGAAACTTGGAAGTATGGAACAGGTCGTATAATGAATTGAGAATACCTACGTATTTTTTACGTCGAGCATTTTTTTCAATATATCTGTTGTTTTCATCTACTTGTTTTAGTAATGCCTCTAACTCTTTGGTTTTAGCCCCTATAGAAACCTTTATAGCTGTGGCTTTGGCTTGCGCTTCCTTAAACTTTATTATCTGCGCGTCTATCTCAGCTTGTTCTCCATCAAATTCTGATCTGTCCCTATCATATTGAGTGATTCCTGCAAGGCTTAGTTTGGCTGAATTTAACTCAGTCTCGAGCGAAGCTAGCCGGGCGTCAATTTTTCTAACTTCTGCCGCGTACAAGTCGTACTGGCTAACCACAGACTTGTATAAGTTATGGTCTTCCTCAGAATAATCGATATTTTCATATGCCTCAAGCTTGTCGTCGAGACTTTTTAGCTCGGTATGGTATAGTTCCCAAGCAATTTTAAGCTTACTTAAATTTTCATAATCATTTTTAGCGCTCATAAGTTCTTGCGATACCCCGGCTATCTCTTTTTCGCGAATTGCTAAGTCTGATTTTATATGTGCAACCACGTCCAAAAGATTTTCTAGACTTGTTCCACAAGTTGGGCATACTCCAGAAGCAATCCCTTTAGACTCATAATCAGCGATTTTGGTACGAAACTCCCTAGTAACCAAGTTTAAAGAAGCGAGCTTTGTTTCCAATTCGGAGTGCTTATGGTTTGCTTCATCGTAAGCCTTTTGGTCTAATATCTTTCCTGGAGGAATAAGCGTCTTTTTCTTCACCAAAACCAATTGTTTTGATTCATATAAGGGCTTCGATGCATCCAGAGCTTGTAACTTTTGTATGTAGGTAGCTATGTCGATATGCGCTGTCTTGTTGTTTATACCTGCTTTTTCTGCCCGAAGTTCAGTTATATCCAACTCTAATCTCGGGATTAAAGCGTCATACTTTGCTAGAAGCATTGCCGAATTTACAACTTGAGTCAAAAAAGATTTACGTGCAATAAGTTTATCATAAGCACCTTCATCTACATGAACAGCCGCCAGCTCCAATTCTTCTTCTTCTATCAATTTTTTTAAAATGTGTACTTCGCTTCGAAGCTCTGACGAGTCTTTAACAGGATATTCTGGCGGAGCGGCCTTTATATAATTATTCCATATTATGTCCCGCAATTTTGATGTATTCGGAACCATAAATATTTTTTGGAATAACTTTTCTTTAGTGCTGGCATCGCCGTTCAACAACAGTGCTATTTCTCCTTGGTTGGAAATAACGATATTTTTAACTATGTGTTTATCTATTTGGAATAAGTTTCCCCACAATTCCGAAACTTCTGAGGATTTTTTATAAACTTTTCCATCATATTTCAAGTTTACCTTGGCTGTGTCTATATGTCTTTCCAGAACAGCTTCTTTGCCGTCTATAGATAAATGCCCGATTACATAACCGCTGACTTCTCCAACAGTCAGCATTTCATTTTTAGTTTTGCCGTAACCTTCTCCGGTCAGCAAAAACATTATCGCTTCAACTATACTGGACTTGCCGGTTCCGTTTCCTCCGATTATTCCAGTGATTCCCTGCGCTAGGTTTAGGGATAAAGCTTTGTGCGCTCGAAAATTTTTCATTATCAGCTTGGTGAGTTCCATAACTGTCAATAGTAAGTAAGTTTATAGTTTCAAAACATCTAAAGTCCGCCACCTCGTCATTTAAAAAATTATCTTGTTGGATATGTTTGGATACCGCAAGAAGAGGGTATTCTAATAGCAAATTACTCAAAGGTTCTCTGTTCATGTCTATATTTTGGGGGTTAAGGTTTTTCAATTATGGTTGCATATAAATTGTCTAATATTCTTTTAGGATCTTCGTCCACTAACAAACTATAAGCTGCGTTGTAAACTTCCGTATTGTTTTCCAAAGGCTGCGTTAAGTCTTTCAAAACATTGGCCAGTCTTTCGGTAGTTTTCAATTCAGATCTAATGTTGAGCATCTCTTCTGTACCTTCGATAGTTTGTTTAACTCTTGTGAATCTGACATGCCCTAAGTCGTATAAAAAATCAAGCTTATGCTCGATCTTCACACCATTATCCACTCTGCATATAAACACAGGTTTTGCCGCTACTCCCAAGTATTCTTTAAATAGCTCCTGAGTCAAAATCTCTAGGGACTGTTTTGTCACATCAATAGTTATAAATTTCCTAGGGAGCTTGTATTCGATTAACTCCAATTTTTGTCCATTCCAATAGTACAGCCCCTCTTTCTTAGTTTCATCGGACGCGGTCACTCCTAAGCTTCCGCAGTAACCTGCAAATATTTCACGACCACAAACTATGTCTTTGTAGCGTATGTCTTGGCGTTTATGTATGTCGCCCAGGAAAAAGGCTTTCATCGACGCGCAATGATTACCCAGGTCGATATCTTTTAAATGTATTTTTTTCTTTTCATCGCAAAAAGGCCATATTTCTGGTATTTGCTGGTGCATAAATATGAATTCCACCGAATCTCGCGGTCTTACGCTAAGCTCATTGTTTATACGCCTCAGCACCTCTTGAGGGTTATCCATATAATCAAATCCTACGAACTCCGAAACAATATTCACACTTTGGAAGCCGCAGATAGTTTCCCATGTAGCCCCGTCGATAGGCTTGCTGTGATCTCCGGCGATAGCTAAAGGGGTTACACCGCTTTTTTTTAGCCTGGCTACTTCACTCGAAACAAAAGTTATAGTTTCAGAGCTGGGGCGATTATTATCAAATAAGTCACCAACAGAAATCAAGTAATCTACTTCAAGCTCTACTGCAATATTTATTACATCAGTGAATAGTTGCCGGTTATCTTTTTCTAAGTCCGGGAGATTATACAGCTTAGCTTCCAAGTGTTGGTCAGAAAAAACTATAAATTTTTTGCTCATACCAATAATTTTCTATGTTCTATAACAATTTTTTCTTCAGCTTTTTCAATTTTTTTCACCATATCGGTTTTAACCGAATGGACGGACAACAAATGCTTCATACCAGGGATATCTATATGAGAATTATTCGCAAGCATTTTATAGCCTGCTTTAATTTTTTTTCTAACCAGTAAATTAAAATGATCAACAGCTTCGCCTTGGAAATCAGCGATATGTTTGAACTGCCTCACAAGGTGCTCTTGTGTTCTTTTACCATAATAGGCGTAAACATAATACTGCTTATCGTGCTCGAGCACCTCAACGATATAAACTTTATCGTGGCTTTTACCTTGTTTAAAATGAAGAATTTCTGTTTTTATACGATTCATATATTGCGGTTTGTAAATAATTTGGGGTTGGCCGCGACCGATGTAGGCGACCAACCCCATTAATTATTATCGTTTAAGAGCAAACGATTGCTCTAATTGGGAGTTAAGGTACTCTCGCTCTTTATCGATTAGAACACTGCGGACAGTGTCAGTCGAAATAACCTTTTGTGTTTTCGATGAAATTGCCACCCACTTTTGTATATCGTGGTTGAATTCTATTTCGGAAACTCTTTCCACGGTTTTTGTCCCGAGAAAACCTAATTTATCGAGTGTGTCGTCGGCTAACCCCGTTATACACCCCGCGTTATCTATATAAATAACAGAGGGCATATTTTAATGCTTAGCTACTTCGGATGTTTCTACCGGAGGAAGCTCTTCGTATTCGCTGGTAAATTTACGTGTGGCTTCATCCACAGAACCCAGCTTTCCTTCTATGAATTTTGTGGCTTCCAAACACCCAGAACCATAGCCTTCCACTTTATCTATAAGCACATCTCCATTTTTATTTATTTTAAATACGATTTTTTTAGACATATTCCATAGTATCTCTTAAGAATTTTCCTTCTTTATCGTATTTGAATTTAATATGCACCGTATGCTTTTTTTCTCCAGGGCATCTTACTATATATGTAACGACAGCTAGTGCTGTGTATGGCTCTTCCTTATCCTCCACCACTGATCCATAAGGTATATGGAGCTCATTCGGAGGAGGCGAGCATTCATTATACAGAGTTTCTTTTAAAGACCGGGCCAATTTTGATTTTATGTCTTCGAAGTTTTTTGAGGCAATTTTTAATTTATGCATGTTATTTTTCTGCGATTACTACTAGTTCACCTGTGGCTAGTTCTTTAACCTGGTAGTCAAGATCTTCCTCATACATAAACTTTTTAATCTCGGATAGAGCGTAACCTTGTTTAATTTCTTTTAACTCTTTTCCTAACTGCTCTTCTATACTGCGATCAAAAAAATCGCATACAAGATAAGCATTTCCAGAGCTGTCGATATCAATACCTACATCATAGCCGCCATTTCTCGGGTTTTGAGCCACATACTTATGCACCTCGTTTTTACGGGGGTCGCTTGGGTATGTACGGCATTTAGCGTCCAAGGCAATCTTCCATCCTTTTGATGTAAATTGCGAAAGCAACGTATTGATGTTTTTGAAGTTGGTTTTTATATTAACGCAGTGACTCATAATATTTTGAACACGTCGAACTCTCCTTGAATTTGTACAGCCAATGATGTTATTTGCTTTGTATCAAAAGTTTTTTCAATAATAGAAAGAAACTCTTTGTATTTCAAGGTTATAGGGTGTTCGTCAGGTTTAACTGACGCTATAACAATTTCATTTTCTAATATCTCTGCTATTACCCCGTTTGCAACTTCGCAGTAAGGAAGAATATATTCGTGTTTATCCCCCCTAAATTTGATATGCAGCATATCGTGCTTAGGAGGTTCGAGTGTAGAAGTTTCGTCTGAGTGATTATCCATTTCCATAACGTTTAAACGCTTAGTTTCCTAAAATACTCTCCAGACACATTAGCTAAGTCTGTCAAGTTTTCAGCCTCGGTGACAACGCTTGCGAGGTGCTCTTTAAGCAAACCCAAAGCGTCTTTATCTTTACTAAAATCATGATCGCCTTGTAGAAGCGCTTCTACTTTTTGAAGTTTATCCTCGATAGCTTTATCATCAACAAAGTTCAGTTCTCTGAATTCTTTGATATGTTTCATTAGTGTACGAATATTGGCATCGGACACAATTTCTTTTTTGTTAATTTTATTCAAAGCAACTTCACAATGCTCTGTTATCTTTTCACGCAAGGTAAGCGTTGCGGCATTAACAAAATCGCTAATTTTAGCCATATGCACATCGAGCTGCTTCGAATATTGATCTTCGTAATTAACTAACGCCTGCTCCCGAGCTTCGGCCGCAGCTTTTTCACGGTTAATCTCGTCGTGCAAGTCCAACTTTTTAAACTCGGCAGGTATAGTTATCTCGAATGAAACAATATCGAAATAAAACTTAGAGCGAACTTTCCCAGGTTCTGGGTAATATTCTTCCAAATGCTCGACGTTCACTGAATCTTTATGCTGCTCGTAATAATCAAGCGCCTCCTTTTTATAATCCTGGTATTTTTCAATAAACTCATCAACCATTCCCATATACTTATTCCCCATTTCATTAAGCTTTCCGTACACTTCCATGTATTTTGACTTGGGGACGAAATGCGCTTGGCTCACTAATGGGAATTCAAAAGAATTACTATAAAGAAAATTACGAACGCGCTGTTCATAATTTTTGAATGCGTTGAATACTGCAGGCTTAATAAGCATTTTTTTACCGAGTTTAATGGTTTCTGGTAATTTATTATCCAGTTTAATATCATTCTCGGTTAAACTATAGCTCATCCCCCACATGCCTATATGCACATTCACAAGTTTTCCATCTTGAAAAACTTTGTCGTAATACTTTTGCAGTGTATCTGTTATTTTATATTCTTTTGGGTTGTTTTCCGCAATCATAGTGTTATTCTGCTCCTACTCCTAGCGCAATGCTCAACTTGCGCATATTTTTTTCTACGTCGGCGATAGGGTCTCCTTCCGATGTGACCATCGCAAGTTTACCTTGAGCTTGTCGCCGCATTATTTTCAAGTCTTCCTCATGCGACACAGCAAAAGGAATGAAATCTGCCAAAACATCAGTTACATGATTGTCTGCTATTTCTTCTCCACGATCAAAAGCTCTATACATAGCATCTTTGAATACCTCTTCGATTTCTGCACCTGTAAAATTTTCGGCGCCAGAAACAAAAGTTTTTATCGAAAAATCCCTAGGGTCTCTTCCGTATTTTTTGATAACCACATTGAATATTTCTTTCCGCTCCTCAGCGCTAGGAAGATCTACCCAGAATAACTGGTCAAATCTTCCTTTGCGAATAAGCGCAGAAGGAAGCAACGTATGATTATTTGTTGTAGCCACTATAAAAGCAGGATTTGTTCGATCATTGAGCCAGCTTAAAAATGTGCCGAATATACGTGAGCTTACGCCTGAATCTCCTTGCCCAGACACTGCTGAGTTGCTAAGGGCTTTTTCGATTTCGTCTATCAATATTACGCACTTACCTATACTCTCGACCGTTTTAATAACTTCTCTCATATTTTTCTCGCTGTTGCCGACTAAAGAGTCGAATATGCACCCAAGATCTAACGCAAATAATGGGCAGTCAAATTCTTTAGCTATAGCTTTGCATATGAGTGATTTGCCAGTGCCTGGAACAGAGGCCAACAACATTCCTTTAGGTAAAGGTAGATTATAACTACGCGCATCTTTTGAATAAGCTTTTTTACGCGCCAATAACCAATTTTTAAGCCCGGACATACCACCCACATTATCAAATGATATGTTTGGTTCCATGTATGTGAGTAGGCCATTTTTCTTAAGTTGAGCTATTTTTTCTTGAAAAACGGCGTCAACAAAAACACTATCAAACTTTTTAGCCGTCACGTACGCCATAGCAAAAGCATTCTCGACTTCCACATGGGTCATGCCTTTGGCAGCCTCTACAGATGCCTCAGCAATAGATTGCTCTATTTCAATAATAGGCTTATTTGAGTCTTGCAGCTCTTTGTTGATTGAATCTTTGATGAATGTAAGCCTCTCGTTAATAGCTGCGGCATCAGGGAGATTATAGTCTAACAGCTGGATTTCTTTCTGCAGCTCTGCAGGAACAGCGAATTTGTGCCCGACAAAGATTATCATATTTCTGCGGCGTTTTAACTTATTCCAAGCATTCCTAAGCATTCTAATATTAATAACTTTATCAAAATGCAGATGAAAATCTTTCAAGATAAAAATGGTGTCCGTATGTTTATAATTTTGAATATAATCTAACAAATAAGATGTAGATTTTGTTTCGTCCGGGTGGACACCTTCATTTGCACCTATCCTATAAACTAACCCGTTTTGGGCGTCCCACTCGTGTATAGCTATTCCCGGGTCTCGGTCACTCAAGCTCAATAGCTCCCTAGAAAGTCTTCCTTCTTCGTGGGTTAATACAAACAAGCCTGAGTAACAAGCTTTATGGTAATTGTTGATTTTATTTATGAAGTCCATTTGTGTTAGTGTAATTTACTATGAATTTGTTGGTTTTAACATATTTATGCAAGTCTGTATCTTTTACATTAAAAAAGCCTAAAATATCGGATACCATACAGTTTATAAAAGACATATTTCTTTTTTTTGAATGACTTTTATAATACTGAACTTCGGTGTGGTGCATATGTTGTGATAACCATTTGACTGCTTTTATAATAATATGGTTATCTAGTTCCTCAGTTTCAGCTGCATCGTGGCTGCAATTTTGAATTTTGTCCTGGGTGGATTTTAGATTTTCTATAGTTAACGGCTTTACTCGCTTAGACCTGAATGCAGCTAATTTGTCAGGTTTTTCTTCGACTGCACTTATCTTCACCCTAGAACGAGTTTTTTTATTATTAACTTTCTCTACTCTACTTTTTTTATGGGTTACAATTTTTTTGTTTTTAGACCCTGGAGGTCTTCCTCTTCTAGCTTTTATTTTTTTTGTATATTTTTGTTCTGATTTTTCAGGCATATGTTTATATAATACTCTGATAAAATACTATTTAGTTTTGTACACACGATAACATTTTTTCTTGCCAGACATTACTGGATTAGTAATACTGAGCAATGCCTCTATGGAACTACTTAGAAAGCGATACATATTCACTGCAGTATCTTGCGGTATGATTTTTTTCAACCTGCTCGGTCGTTTATGATGGCCCATGATAAAATTAAAGACACTATTGAAAAACTTTTAGGAAAGAAAAGTCCTAAAAGCACGTTTCTTGCCCGACAATTAATTTTTTCGGTACTGCCTCCTTCGCACTTTGTCGAGAATTATCTTTATGATAACGAAGGTAGACTGCAGAGTCTGACTGCTTTCCCTATGCTGAAGCATATTTACGATCATATGCCTCAAAAGCTTTTATTGAAGTGTAGTCGTAAAACTTTAAAATCTACACTATTAAGTAATTTTATTTGTCTTAATTTAATTAGATGGAATTATTTCAAGATGATGTATGTGGGGCCTCAGGAGCTAACAACTAAATATTTTTCAAGTAACTATATACCTCCGAGATTTGACAGTCCTAAAATTAAAAAACTTTTAGTAAAAGGCTGGTTTAAAAATGATGTGTTTGAAAAGATTCTTGATGATACGCGGAGTAGTGTGCTGTTTAGATATGTAAAAGACGACGCTACTCGGACTCGTGGTCCTGCGATTGATTGTGTTGTATATGATGAAATTCAAGACATCCAGTACGACCAAATACCGATTGTTCAAGAAACAATGGCAATGTCGCCTTATAAACGTGAAATATTCGCAGGAACTCCTTTAGATTCTACGAACACAATACATAAGTTATGGAAGTCTTCGAATCAATTAGAATGGATGATGAAATGCGGCTCGTGCGGGCATTGGAATTCTTTAACAGAAGGTAATGACCCTATGAAAATGATTGGTAAAGAAGGCTTGAGTTGTAGTAAGTGTGGCGGTCTACTGGATGCAAAGCGAGGAGAGTGGGTGGCAATGAACCCTAATAATTTTTTAATGACTGGTTATCACCTAGCGCAGCCTATCCTACCTCACTTTAATGAAAATAAGAAAGAGTGGCATGAAATTTGGGAAAAAGTTCATAGTGGTAAATATGAATTAAAAACAGTGATGAATGAAACATTCGGGCTTACTTTTGATATCGGAACAAAACCAATAACAGAAGAAGAATTAAGGAAAGTGTGTGTATTGGGTCCCCAAAGCGAAGATAGCGAAGAAAGAAATTTAAACATATTGGGAAAAAATAGAGGTAGATATAAAGTGTACACTGTAGGTATAGATTGGGGTGTATCGATGCTGCAGTCAAGAACTGTCGCCACGATGGGGGCAATGAGGGAAGACGGAATTTATGAGGTTTTTTTCGCTAAAATATACCGAGGGCATGACCATGAAGCACACATAAAAGATATAGCTTTGCGAGCTAACAGTGTTAATGCTTTCTGTGTTTCTGACTCTGGCCCGGACCCTATCCGAGGTATTAAATTATGCGAATTAACTAGCCCTCAAAGATCGCAGCTAGCTACGTATAGAAGAACAAAGATGATACAGCATTTTGAGCCAGGTGTCTATGACTGGAGACAAAATAGGTGGGTACTGCATAGATCTGACGTAATTTCTCTGGTTATCCGTCAAATCAAAGCAGGTAAAATATTGTTTCCTAGATGGGAAGATGTTTCCGTTTATATGCAAGACATCTTGAATATTTTTATGGAAGTCAGAGACGGCTTGTACGGGCAAGAGCTCATATATGACCATAACCCGAAGCAACCTGATGATGCGATGCATAGCCTTGTATTTGCTGTTTGCGCAGCATACATGACTGTAGGTGATGCAAGCTTATTAGGGCCGAGTTCATCAGCCAGAGAAGAGCCTTACGACGGTGCTGTCGTGTTCTAATTGAACCCGATCTTTTTCTTTTCTTCAGTTTTATAGCCAGTATCTTCGTTGATATTATATATATCTGCTAAGCTCATATCTTGTTCTATTAAGTCACTAGCCACTCCTAAAGACTCGGCAAGACTTTTAGCGTTTTTTAACGGTAGTTTTTTAAACTCATGACTCATTTTAAGCCTTCCTTTCCTGAGCAACGCCGAGTCTATTTTTTCTCGAGCGGTGTTAAAAGTGGCAATAATCGAAATGTTCATGGCTTGCCCTAAAAAACCATCAGTCAGATTTAATATAGCCGACACTAGATCTGTGTTTGACCCGTCCGAATCTCTGGATAGCAGTGCTTTTTCCGCGTCTTCCATAACAAGAATTAAATCTTTATTTGCTATGAGCAGCGGTAAGAAGTCTGGAGAAACAAGGCGGTCAACCAAACTTATAGGTATGTATGCAATTTTACGGTTTACCTCACCATTTAATAAATGTTTTATATACGAAGATTTCCCTGTCCCGGGCTCGCCATAAAATAAATATAATCCTGATGTTTTAGTGTTTAAATTATGCACTAATTGCTCGTGGAAATCTTTGAAGTTATCTCCGTAGTTTAAATTTAAATCTATGTTAAGCGGCTCTATAGGCAAAGCTGTTAGGTCTAAATCTCCATAATTGTTTGATAAAATGTATATTTTGCTTTTTTCAATTATTTTGTAGTCGTCAATTAGTTTTATTATCTCCGCAGCTTGCTCTTTTGTATGGCAGGCTGCGCGCAATGACACATACATTCCAGAATTAGGCATACCATCGGATAACTCGCTTCTACTCATAAAGCCGTCCATCAAATCTTGTATATCTAAGTCTATGTTTCCTATACCTGGGGCGCTGGCGATCTTATTAGCTCGGTGTTGTGTGAGTAGCAAGCAGCCCGCAAAAACAGTGCCTTCCTTCCCTACCCAGACGCACTCTTCCAAAAGTTTGTCAGCCACTCTACTCATATCTCCATTGAATAAGTCGAAATGCTTATTAATAGCTTCAAGCGAAGATAGCTCGAATTGATCTGAGAAACCTACCAAAGTAGGAATTTTACCGAACAGTTTATTATACAGATATTCTATTTTAACAGCTCTAGAGCCCATCGGTTTTTCATAAAAATCATGCGTAATGAAATTCGGTGAGTTTAACTTGTGCATTTAGATAAATAGTCTTTTGTTATACGTATTTTTTCATCAAATAGTTCTTGTAGAGCTGCATTTTTATCGTCGTCATTTCCTTCACGTTCTTGCATTATAGCCGAAGGGAATAGTGTTGGAGGTTTGCACATTCCATAATCACGGAATATTAGCCCTGCGTATACTTTAATTTCTTGAGAAAAATTAAGAGTTTCTCCTCGTATTAGATATGCTTCTGTGAGCCCGCAGATCAATTCTTCCGGCTCTAAAGGATTCATTATATCAAATTCGTCTAATTGATGATTAAACAAATAATTCAATGTTTCAAAAACAGCTATATCATTTTCATATAGCTCTGTAGTAAGAAGCGTTATCCCTGCTTGAATTTTATCTGATTGAAGATCGGACAATTCGCATTTGAAATCTTCCTGTAGCTCTGCTTTTAATACGGCAGGTTCCCAATCATAGCACTCTTTTCCGTATTCTTTGGTCACTAGCCAAAGTAGAGCTACTACAGGAGCTTTTTCATCTTTTAAAATCTCTTTTGCCGTCTTCATGCATATAAATATAGCAGATTCTGGAAGGCTGTCTAAATAAAATTAACTCAGCCAAAACAAAAATATTCGCCGCTATTAAATTACCGGATAGGTCGTATGCCTGAGATTTCTTCGAATAACTTTACATCACTACGAGGCATTGTAGGAAGAATTTCTGCAAGCTTTTCAATATCGGCCGGGTCTAATTCAAACCCGAAAGCTTCCTCGTATTTATCGCGACTAATTTTTGTTAAATCTTCGACTTTATATTTATCTCCGTGAATATCGATGAAAGCCAGATCTTCTGCAATTTTTTCGATAGAATGGGTGAAGATACAATCCACAGGGTCGCCTAAAACATTAGCTACCGCAGTTTTGTCATAAAGACCTTCCATGTTCTCAATATGAAACAGCACTTCCGCGATTTTCATAACCTCTGAAATTTCGGTCATGTTAGAAATGTCTTTGGCTACATCCTCGTAAATTTTCTTATTAGCCTCTTTAGTAAGCTTAGCTGCCCTCCGGCGTATTTCTCCGCCGAGGTTAGAAAGATCCGGGTAATAAAGACCGGCATATTTCATAACCAACTCAGGAACATCTTCGACCTCTAGCTCCTCAGCAAATTTAACAATATTTTGTGCGGTTTTAACACGCACATCAAACGGATAATTTTTTATATTTTTAACAAAATGCGTGGCGCATTCGGTTAAGTCCGAAGCTGTCTTGACTGGATAAAGTTGGATTAAAGAATTTTCACCAAAATTAAACTCAGTCAAATAACGCTCAGGGTAATCCTCAGCAATTTTCTCGTTGAAAGAACTGGAGTAGTTTTCCAAGTCCTCAGTAATCCCGAATATAGACGCAGCTTCTTTTATGTTGTTTTCCAATTGACTTGTGTAACTTTCACCGTATAGTTTGGAGATATCAGCCTTTTTATTGATAAAGTAAGCATTAGAAACATAAACACGAGCAGGAGTATTAATGGGATATATACATCTATCAGAATCCGCAAAAGCTGTTTTTGGTAAATTACTTAATTCTAAACTGTCGTCAAGGTTAGCGGTCTTAACATACTCTGGAAGATCTATATTGACAAACATGCCATATAATTCTTTATTTGAATAGTCTGTTTGCTGGTCGAAGGCTAATTTCATAATTTACACTCATTATAACTATGTTACTGAATACATTCAATAGTAAAATAAACCTACCAAGCGTGGTATCAAAGTTGGGTATGCATACGTCGGAATACGATTTTATAAGACTACCTTTGTTTGGCTGGTACGCTAAATCAAAAACGCAAGATTTTATCGGGAATATTTTTGATTTTTTTCCGATCGATGATTGGCCTAAGCTATATGGCACTATATGTAGAGATTTTTCTGATTGTTTTGACTTTAATCTTCCATATTCTGAATATGCTGAAAAAAAGTTATACCAAAATCAAACCCGTATAATGACTTTTCAATCTGTTTGGCTATTAAGTAAACAAGAAGCCCAGGTTGCCAGAGCAAGAAATTTTGATAAAGTCACTTACTTTAAAGATATCCTGGTTGACATGGGAATGCCTTATTTAATTGCAAATGAGATAGGCTACTTAACAGAAAAAGTTATGAAAGCTTTCCCTAAGTTGAATTTAGAGAATAAATACAAATATAAAAAAACTATTGTAATACCTTCTTTTAGCTCGCCTAAGCATATATGTACGTTGGAGTTAGCTAAATTAAACGATATACATACACGAGAACTTGTATTTATGAACGGTGAGTACGGTTGGTATGGAAAATCTGGTGTTGAAATACTACGGGATTTCAATGAGTTAAAAGTCAAACCCGGGAACACATGGAACTATAAAAATGACTACTGGAACACAGAAAAAGCTGTAGGTATATCAGACATGCTGGGTACCGAGCAACTCATAAAAATATGGAGCGAAGCTTCTAAATCCAAGTTCAAAACAAGCATCGTTGATCTAATGCTAGGAAAAATGGGATCCGAAGATTTAAAAAATCATGTAGCATTACTGAATTATTCGCAAGTTCAAGAGCTAGAAAAAAATTCAAACCAGAAATTAATGCCTTACTGGATGAAAACTCGAGAACATCAGTTCAATGTACAAGGAAAGACCTATGTAAAACGCGATAAAGCTTATTTCCTAATAAAGCGAAATGAAGAGGAGCAGCTAACGAATTTTACTTTGGACATCAGCGAAATCAAAAAAATTACAACAAAAAATGGAGACGAAGAGTTTGTCTGGTGCGGGATGATATATTTTGAAAAAATTGCGATTCCTTTTGAAATGGAAGATAAATATTTTGTATCAAGGCATCTGTTCTCCAAAGGTATCCGACAAAAGTTTTTAAGTTTAGGTATAGGTATTCCATTTATAAATGAAAAATACATAAGCCAATTGCTTACCATGATACAGCTGACGTGTCATGATGTTAAAATTACTGCGATAAAAGAATAAATACTTTCGCGACCTCATAAAAGTATATGAGCTGTCTATATCGAAATTACTCGAATATAGTAGTATAAAATTTATGAGGTCGCGGAAATATACTGCTAGCTAAAAACAAAAAAATTATTTTAATCTACAATTAATGCTTATTCTAACTCCTAATACACGCAAAACGTGTAATAGGAGTTTTGAGGCAGGACTTACTCATACGAACTTTCCATTTTCGTATAATGCCTATTACCAGTGGGTTCGTGGTTACCTCAAATTAAAAGTTGGTGTTTTCATCGCAATTAGGACCTCTGCAGTTGCGCCTCAAGAGGCTGTGTGATTGAAACAATTCAATTTAACACAGAACACCAAACCTGTCTAGAAGTTTTAGCTTACTCGGCTTTAGGATGTCTTCTAGAAACCCATACTCTGTTTTAAGGAAAAATTTCGTGAAGCAACCCATTAACTATCACGAAATTTCCTATATCTCTTTTATATAGAGACTCAGTTTTAGGTCTAACTGAGAGGTAGAGTTGCTCACCATGATTTGTTTTTTTCTGTTTCAATCCATGCGGTTAAAATAGATTGAATCGTTTGTTCTATTTCTTGATGAGTTTCTGGTATGTCATATCCATGACAAGCTGTTTTAATATCTAAAATGAGTTTGTCTGGTATTTCGATTTTCATTTTATTTCTAATGTTTGTTGTTTGGTTTGTTTCCCCCACCATCAGCATCCACTTCTCTGGATTTTTAATGAGTGGTGAAAGGTAATCCTTGGGAGTTGGAATGAATCCATAATCCTCCATCAAGTGCTGTTCTGCAAGTAATTTTGTTGGGATTTTTTGTCCCTTGGAATTTTCAATGGTGTGTCCAAATTCGTTGATCGCCCATTGCACTCCTGCTGAATGATGGCGCAACGCACGATGTGTCCAATCACCTGTATATTGTTTGGTTTCATCAAACCAGTCATGTAATGCGATGTAATCTTCTGGAATACCACCCCACTTGGGTTGGCTTGATTGGGTGTGTTTGTATGGTGTCATGGCTTTGAATCTTCCACCAGATCCTCATCCTCGTCAAGTTCTTCTTCCTCCCAAGGCTCGTATCCAAGTTCATCCTTCAATGATTGGGGAGCATCGGAGATTTTATTATAGAATTCATCGTCCCTACCAAGATTGCCAGCAACAAACTTGCCACAAAAATCCATGCCTTCTTCAATGTAATTGTGAATTAGCATTTCATCATCTGGTAATTGCTTTGCGATTTCTGCTGTGATTTGTAGTGATGGACTCCATGCCGTTTCAAATATAAATGCCTTGTCATCATGGCTAAAGTCTCCGCTACCATTCCACTTGGTTCCCCACCTTTCTATACAAAAATCATACCAATTCGCATATCCGTGTTTTTTGGTATTTGCTTTGTATTTTGCTTGAAGTTCCTCGTCCTTTGTGCCGGGGGCTGAAGTGATTACCAAATCCTCTGGAACTGGAATGATCTTGTTGAAATCAAATTCATATCCTCCATCTTCCAGTTTATTAAGGTATGGTGAAAGGAAATCCCGAATAGGTTTTCTGCTTTCAAATTGAATTGTGTTGTTGCACCAGTTTGGCATATTATTGTTATTCTAATTGTTTTGTTGCTAATTGATTTCGTATTCCCTCCTCAAACATTTTAGGTTCAAAACCTCCCACTTCCCTCGCAAAGCGATATGCCGCTTTCCAATCGTAATTGTCTCCATCGCTGGAATAATGAAATACCAATTTGTTATCGAACACATGGTCAAAACATAGAAGTGCATAACACACAAGAATATCGTATGGTTTTCTTGCGGTCTTGCAAAAGTCCCTCATAGGTTTTTGCATTTGAATGTGGAATGTTTCATGGCTCAATCCAGATTTTTCCTCTCCGTTGAACCAGATTTCAGATTCGTTGAAAACGGGATTACCTGTCCCCATCCCTCCTCTGATTTCGCAGAGTTCGTTGTCATAACCCCCTCCTGCAATTCCTTCGTGGAGGGATGGATTGTTCTTGATTGCGAGATAGCCTCTGCGAACAAGGCGCGATGCTTCCAAAAAATTCTTTCGAAGTTCGGTGGTAGATTCAATTTCATCTGGATTAAATGTCCAATAGTGTGTGTATCCCATTTATTTTTTATTTGGTTTAAAATTACTAATTACAACTTTAATTTAATTATAGATTTTTAGCTCGCTCAACAGCGGTTTCGAGATCCGAAAAATATATACATTCTACGGCCCATTTAGAGGGTTTTCTCCCTTTTCCACAAACTTCTCTTCCATACTCACCGTCGAGAATTAAAATCTCTCCCAGTTCAAAGGTAGGTCTTCGTGCCCATATGAAATTTGCATTATCTCTACTTTCTACATCTTCGTCTTCATCATTAAGTTCTCTATATGATTCAAAACCATCTTCTTGTTTTTCTTCGTTAACCATCAGAGAACTATAGAGGTTTCCGCCTTCTTTGTATGAAGGAATTTTTGTTATAACGCCAAATGTATAATTAGTCATTTTTTAATTATTTTTTTAAGTAAATTGTTAGCTTCTTTGGTGCGTTCGATTTTAAGTTTCTGGAGTTCTACAGCAATAAAATCTATTCCTTGAAGCTCACGGTGGATATCGTTGAGATTTGCGATATTCTCATAGTTAGAGTCATTAACTGATAGTTTGGGGTTAAAAAAAGCATCATTCGCTATATCTCCAATAATATCATCGAGTATGTCTATAATGTCCACTTTACGCTCTTTTGAAATTTTAATCTTGCCTGGCGGTTTGTATGTAATCATTAGAGTTCCTCCCAGTCTTTGTTTGAATTTAGTTTGTTGCTCATTTTTACTTTCTATTGTTTTTATGAATTAAATTTACCTGGTTCGAGGTTATACCGCTAAACCAGTAAATAGCTAAAAATTTGTCCCAGATTGCAGCACTTCACTGCTGGGCCAGTGGTTTTGCGTACCAAAAAAGATACACAAAAAGAAATGGAGGTATATGAACTTTTATGTTTAAACATAGAATGTATTTCTTTCGATATCCTCCAAAATTATAAATCATGAGTAGAGGCAACAACCAAAGCAAGCCGGATTGCGAGGTCTACTCTGTATAACTAGTTTGTATCTCGCCTCAGGTCTGTGGAGACCTGACCTCAGATACTTATTCTAAGTTTCCACAAACGCTTAGAGCCTAGCCCGGTCGAGGTAAAGTATGCTGCAGCACACTTGCCGAATTGCAAGCTATGTAAAAAATATAGCCTGCCGCTCTTGGCCTACATCCTGTTTATACTCGCCAAGTCGAGTTAAATTAATGCAGCCTGAGATTACAGCTACAACTACTAGGCTTTGACGAAGTATATTGATTCTCCGTTTTATCCACGTTATTTTGCAACGTATCTAGCAATGACGATTTGTTACCCCAAATCAAGGTTTCATCCACAGTTGTTCGCTAGTTCCTCTCTGTGAAGGCTGCGCACCCTCCAAACCCTGCTACAGGTTCCAAAGATTATCCTAACCTCTATTAATACCGGCTTTAGGGAGCCGATAAACCCCAGGCTTTTCCTGGGACGAAGTCATCTTTCACTGCAGAAGCCCCGAGGCTTTCCTTTTTAGGTTTCTATATGCCCCTGTTAGAAGGCTAGATATCACCTGAGATCCTGAATCAGTGCTCGCGGGTTCCGCCAACTCTCCTTTTGAGAGAATTGATGCGCTACTGATCCTGTGCCTGGTTAGCACGGTTTTGAAGTTTCCTCTGCCTTTCTCAGCGAAAACTTCTAAGCTGCTGAACGCGATACCTAGATTACCAGTCTAGTTGCTCGCATATCAGCTAAAGGTTTACTTATTGTGTTTTTAGCACTCACCTTCCGGGTCTCAACCGGAAAGCATTATTCCTTTAAAACCCTCAACAGGCAGAAATAATGATTACCTCCTTGTGTGCTCGGAGGGGTCGAGGACCCCCGCAGATCGCCACGGTGATGGCGATCCACTTTGTTCTCGTTACCGAGGTTATCTTATGGCCGCACACGGCCAAAATTAAAAACAAGCATAATAATGCCGTTCAATATATTATACCAAAAAAATTAACTAAAATATATTTTGTTGATTCTAAAAATATTTACCGTTGTTTATATACACAGCCGAGGTTGTTTTTATATTCGGCTCAGCCTGGTGTTCAATTCTGTATTTTCCATAATACCATTCAACAATAGGAAATTTAGAAATCTGCACTGCTTCGGTTTTAATAGCTTCATCAACACCATCCTCATAGCCTCTTATTACCACCATAGCTTCAGGATCATGTTTGGATAATTGTTCGATTAATTCTTTAACGTTCATAAAAAAGGTTGCCGGACATAAGGCGGTCACGGCGCGCCAGGGACGACAGGTTATGCCGCCTCTCCACCATCTGCAAAAGCAAAATAATTATGGGGTAATTACTTTACTTCTTGCAAAGTTTTAAATTAAACCAGTGTTGTTACTTTTTTCGTGGTGGTCCGGAGAAAAAAGTGTTTTTCGAGACATCCATTCCTTTATATCCCCGAACGAGGAAGGATAAGGTGAAGCTTCTACGGATACTTCTTTGTTAAGCCCGTTAGTTAAATATAATCTCCCCACCTCTGACTTGTTCAGAGAGCCGTGTACATGGCTAAACAACATCCAGCTTCCTTTTGCTTGGCCATTCCAAGATAATATGGGGTAATGGCTCATAACAACAGCTTGCCCGTTAATATAAGCTTCTAAATAATTCGGAACAAGCACTACTTCTCCACCATGCTGAGCGAAATAAATATTTTCATCCAAAGATTCAAAAGTTTGTTTCCACCCGGCTTGATGATTTCCAGGCATTATATATATCCGATTGAAAACCAGACGATTTAATAAACTTCGAAAAGATTCAGCTGCGTTATACCCAAAAACATTATCACCGAGTAAAAAGCCGATAGTCTCTTTAGAAGCTCTGCTGTTCCATCTATCTATAATTGCAGCATCATGTTCTTCAGAACTACTAAAACCTCGGCGTTTCCATAGAGGAATTTCCCACTTAGGATTGTGCCTATAATGCAAGCAGCCCCAAAACAATATTTGGTGGTTTTTCCCAGTTTCAAGAACGGGAGCATAAAATATACTTTTCATAAAAAAGATTAGCAGGGGAGGGACTCGAACCCTCGATGCTGCGTTATGAGCGCAGTGACTTAACCCCTTGTCGACCCTGCAGTAAAATGTGGAGGTAAGGGGAGTCGAACCCCTGTCTACGTAATTAACATAGCATAAAAGCTACAGCTTACCAGCTTATTTATTTAAACTCATATACGGTCGGCTGGAGACCTAACATGAGTCGAGGAATAATTAACGCATATTCGAGCGGAATGGTTTACCATCATCTTTGAGAGATTTTACGGCGTTTCGCAGCCGCGAGGTTACTCTCAATCCTCGGTCCTGTGCCTTCTTAAGCGATGGCGCCGGTCAGGCGGCCATCAGCTGCTCGGAATCAACAAAGCCGGTGGCTTCGAGGATAGCGTCAGCTTCTGCGAGAGAAGGAGCCATTTCAATATTGGCGTTTAGTTTTTGATTCGATTTTTACGAGGCCAACGAATCATCCTCGGCTGTTTTATGATACACGGACTACGTATCGAAGCCAGTATACCCCCATAAATAATATAATACTACGCTAACAAAAAATCAAGCGAAAGCACAATAGTGCCGTTCAATATATTATACCAAAAAATTATAAATTTATCTAACAGCTAAAGAGAAAACATATAAATGTTTTCTCAGTGCTTTTACATGGCAAAGTCTTCTAGCACTTCTCGAACTTTACACAACAACGCATCTGCGCAAGCTCCATCCTCAAAGTCTATCATTCTTCTAAGCTCCGCTCTAGATATAATCCCAAGTTGAGCTGCTCGAATAATGGCTGTAGCTTTGACCAAATCGCAACCAACCATTTTATAGAGTACCCAAATTCTACTGCCCCTAATATTCATAGCAGCAATGTTGAGTATGAAACCTAGCGCCCCCCAAGCATTCTGTGGGTCTATTTTTTCGTTGTTTATTAAAGAATCCATGAGTACACGAATAGCACCATGATTTCCTTCACTTAAATTAAAAATTACGCTTTCGCTATAATTTTTTTCAGAATAGCTATTATTCATCTAATTATTATACCTTAAATAATAACTAAATATGGCTTGGGGATGTTTGAAAATAACTAGATTGTACTTTGGTGTGGAGGCCAAGTTTTTTCTAAATTCGTTCGGTGTATTTTTTCAAAAGATTCTGAAGATGCTGTTTCAGGCTTAGGTGAAAAAGCGCTATAGGTGATGTTGAAGATGTGGGTTAAAATAACGCTTGATCTATCGTATTTTCCTCCGGTAGCCGCAAACTTTTCTTTAACCCACACAGTAATATAATACGAACCAGCCAATATTTCTGAGGTTACCTGCGAAGGAATCCATATTTCAAAATAACCTGCTCCGCTAGTTTTTACTTCACTTAACCCGGATTCTGATGTGGCGCGCCAAATATCATTTATCGCTCTTGGGCTAGGTTTAACTGAAACTACTATCTCATAGTCGTCTGTGGTAACAGGTTTTCCACGGAAAAATAGATAAACGTCATAAATAACATCATCCCCCTGATAAAACACATCAGGGTTAGGCTCGCCACGCTGAAAAATCGCCCCAGGAATTCCATCAAGAAAAAGTTGGTTTTCTTCTGTGCTAGTAGGGCTCACCCCTCTAGCGACTATACTGCTTTTACCTGGTGCGCGTGAATTATAGCCGCTGTTGCCCACTAGGAGAGGGTCTGAGCTATTCACTCCATTTTCAAGATATTGCTCTTTGTCACCTTTTATCATTTATACACAAATTAATTCTAGCTTATTATTTTCTTTGTCTCTCTTATAATAACATAGTTCAGATAATTCTAAAATATTTTTAATTTGAACAAAATCTTCATTAGTCAGGGAAGATAAGATTCCTTCAGCTATTTGCTTATTGACGTCAGGAGTAACTATATTTTGTTTAGCTCCACAATTACATCCTTTTTTAGGTGAAGAACTTAGTTCTGCTTTAGCTAACGGAGCAAATCTAGGCATTTGTCTAGCAATATCAGGGTTATCTTTCAATAATGTAATTAGCTGATTTACACTTGTAAACACAAGTCGTTTATTTTTACTGGATGTTGTCATAATTATTCAATTGTAGGCACTATACTTATAGGTGAGCATAAGTCAGAACTTTCGAAAGTCAAGCCGACAAACAGCGAATGCGGGCGGGCGTCAGTTTCTACTTCAAAAGGATCATTGATTTCGAACGGCAGCGCAGTGCCTTCGATTATATTTATATTATTTCCTCCTAGCAGTCGGAAATTACCCTTATTGTCTGGAGGAATTCCATTTATATACGACACAAGTTCATCGCAATCCAAATATTCCGAAGCTATAAATGACAGTCCGCACTCCATTTGTAGCCCATACTCAGCTCCTACATATAAATTAACAAAGCCATCACTCATGTCTACTTTGAAATTGTAGCCTTCTAAAAAATATACATCTCCTTGGAGAGGATTGCTGGGGTCTGCGGGTTGAAGAGGTAGAAAAGGTTTGTAAGAATCAGTAGGATTACCGACAATCGTCAGAGTTTTCTTATTATCCAAAGAATCTATCGATTTCACACCCAGCCAAGCTTCTGTAAAATCATAGCAAACAGAAGGTTCTACTGGAATACTCAACGTGGCGACACCATCTACATCAGTTGCCACCATAGGAATTTTTTTTGTGGCTTCCCCCAAAACAAGCAAGCTCCCGGTGGATGGATCCCTGAGGTACAATGGGTATACCTTGTTTAGAGGAGAGGTTACCGTGAAAGTAACAAATGTATTGCCGGTATCTCCGAAAATAAACTTCAGACTTCGAGTTCCAAATTCAGTCACATGTTCTATAGTTTTCAGCAGAACATTGAAATTAGCTGAGTTTGTGGGAAATGAGGAATTGTTGTTCACGATCTGCGCATCGAGTATTACTCCATTATCTAGCTCCCAGCCTCCTGCAGAGCCTCCTGTGACTCTAGTAAAGTCTTCTATAAGGGGAAAACTTCGATATTCGTTTTCGTTTAACCAGTCAATTATTTGGTCCATATATTATGAAGATAGCGTTGGTGCTGCGAAAGATCTCCCGCTGGTCGAGCCGCCGACCAACGAAATAACCAGCGTAGTGTTTGTAGGCGAGCTCATTTTAATAATATCGTTCGAAGCTAGATTTATATTATTGTTTCTGGGTTTTACAAGATTAATTTGTCTCAACCCTTGAGGAACAGTATTTTCTACAGAATGCCCACCGACAGCATTATGCACTATGGCGTTAGGTGTTTTATTAAAAAATATCGAACTATCGTTATTCGCGCGGCCTATCGTAACATCTCCATAATCTCCATCAAACGTATACACCGCGTCTTTTGATGGTATGGATCTGACTGTTTCAGGTAAAAATTGCAGCCCAAAATTTAATTTTCTTCCTACATAACCAGGCCATAACTCGGATGTTCCTTCACCAAAACTAATAGAGCCCATGTAACGGCGATACGTTGGAGTAGAATAGTGAATATAGATATGCCTTCCTTTTTCACCTAAGTTAAACCAATTTTTTGTAAAAACCACTTCAATACTTTTAGGTAAATCAAAAAGTATATCGAGAAACACCGAGTCATCCTCAACCCGAACACTTTTTAATAACGGAATGAACCCATCAAACTGGACAAACCTGGCATCTACAATGAACCCAGGAATCGGGGATTCGTTTTGGAAAGGGTGCCCTGTTAAACTATTCTCGTTTCTCCAACTTAATACATTATATATTGCCATTGCTATCGTTCCTCCACTCGTTGTAATGCTCAGGTTTCACAAATTGAGGCCAGTAGTAAAATTCTGGTCTAGTAGCTGTAAAGAAATTACCAGCCAATCTAGCTGGTTGGTCGTACGGAGGTAAAGCCGTTATAGGGTCGGCCTCCTTGGTCTCCAAAGCTGGTTTGGTATAATATTGGTTTATAAAGTCGCCCACATTAACCCATTCCTCAGGGCTCGGGGAATCTTTATCAGCTACATATAATTCTAAGCCTATAACGTAAGCATCTCCTCTTAAAGCTGCGGCCGGAAGGTATTGTGTTGCTTCGAGTTTGCCTAAAACGCGAATAGGATAATCTATAGTTACACCAGAAGGAAGTTTATCCGGGTCAACAATGGATGTATAAAACATTTTTTCCGGTGTCGGAGGAATTACTTTATTTCTTTGTGTACACAGCGAGTCTAAAGAAAGACTTTCTGTTGATAAATTTAACGACCCTGCCTCAAATTGATTATTTTGGCCTTCTACCCCATAAAACGCCACAGGTAAAACACCAAAAAGATAAATATTGCCATTGTTCTTGTCCGCGTCGGTCCCTGTATCTGAAAGAACCGGGTAAGGCTCTACACCATTTATAGTTTTAATAATAGGATTGGGGCAATTTCCTAATCTCGTGGATTTATCCGACATATTAAATATGGGTTCTGTGTTATTGACTTTAAGCCGTGTGTCGCGAAGTGCGGGCTTAGACTTTGTTAAATTAATTAATGTCCCGTAATTAACATGCCCACGAATTTCATTATCTTTTATGTCTCGAACACTAGACACGCTAGGTGGAGTATAGCAAAAAATTGTAGATTCCTCTAGTTCGGTAGCATCTTCTGAAAAATATAATATTCTCGTTATTTTTTGCAGCTCCTCGAACGAACCTATTGTTAAAGTACCGGATATGTATCTTTTAAATGCAGTAAATGGAATTACAGTAAAATCATCATATATCTCGCCCTCGAATATGCCTAAAGCTGCTCGAGTAATTACAGAAGCTAGAGCTATTCGGACTATATTCTCTTTATAGAAAATTTGTTTAATAAACAAATTATGAAAACCATAAGTGCTCGTGATCGAACAATTCACTATAATCTTGTCAGAAAGAACGAACCCGTCCTCAGAGATACACTTTGTATTTTGTTTAAATGGATATCTCCTGTATTGATTTTTATTGTTTTTTGACAGTGTTAAAATAGCCATATTGTTAGATTATATCAATAGAATATTATAATACAAAAAGTTTATGAATTTTGAATTTCGTTGCTCGGGAGCGAATAACCTAGGCTGCTATTTTGATATCGAATTCTAATGGTTATTCGGTACATTCCGGGGTAAGGTAATGGCTCGGGGCCTGGTCCATACCAGTTCGATGTGTGAGTAAATAAATAGAAAGGAGTTCGTGGTAGCCCCATGCTATTTGTCGGATAATAGTCAATATTCGTCCATGCTCCGTTGTTTAGTTTGTACTCCAAGCCACCTATAGTTCCTCTTAAATTATAAAAATATATCCCACCAGTTAAGCGATAATCGCCTCCTGTAAGAGGTGGGGGCTCCAGGAAGTATTCAAGCCCGGAAATATCAGGTGCGTCAGACGCGGGCGCTGCTGGAGTTGTGAAAGTTATATCCGCAGACTGTTCACCCAAGCCGGATCCATGGAGAGTCGAAGAGGTGTTTGCTTGTATCTTTATAACATAACTTCCTGCTGATAAAGAGAAACGCAGCGATGGTGTTTCTGAATCTGCTGTCCCGTTTATTACAGTCGCAGTTCTAAAAGTTATGGGGATCCCGTTCAGAGTACCGCCGAATTGATAGCCGACAATAGCTTGGTTATTTAGTGTTTTTTCCGGACGTTTTATTCCTAAAACAACAGTATAAGTACTCGTATCATTGTCCCAAGTATAGGAGATGTCTAAATTTCCTGATACATATCGGGCTGAAGGAGCGGTTGTTGTTCCTCCTGTTGTTCCGAGCATAAAATTAGACTCTTTTCCTTTACCCCACGTAGTAATGGCTCTAATTTGTATATTAAATTGCTCGCCTGGTACTTGAGCCATCGCTCGAGTTGTTATTGGTGAAGTTGCGTCGTTTAATGTTTCCCAGCCATAAGTTGTTCCGGCATGTGTATAGCGAAATTCGTATCTTGTTATACTGTTTAGATTGCTATATATATCGCTAGGAGGTGTGAAGAAAATTGTTAAAGCATTAAGTTGGGTGTATGATGGAACCACAGCTAGTATTGTTGGAGGTGTGGTTATTACACCATCCGGGTAAGTCACAGTCATTTGTTCTGCGGCCTGGTTTAGTGAGATAGTTATCTGTGGGTTTGTTGTTTGTGGCGGTATAGGTAAAGCAAATTCATTAGTAGAATAAGAAATCCCTTTGTCGTACCCAAAGGTTCTATGGAATGTTGGTGTTGTTGAACCTGAGCGTATAGTAGCGAGGTCTAAGAATACAGAATAATGTACAACTTGCGCGGAATTATTTGAGCTGATATTTGGATCACCGAGGGTTTTTGAACCGGATATCTCATCCGTGTCCATAGTAAGGCTAGGTGTTGCGGATGATAACGCAGGGTAACTTGATGCACTACTAAGTTTGATTCGTACCCAGATATTTGTTGAGCCCCCGAGCGATGGGTGATAATAAGTGCCTGTCGGCGCCGTGGCACCATAAAGGTTAGTCCATACTTTACACAAAACTGCTGAGCTCGATGTCCATGGTGGAGACGGAAACCCTATTGTTGTTGAATATGTGGATGATCCACCTGTCAGCCTAAAGTCCCCCGCGCAGGGAGTGGTCGGAACTAAGGTTTCGGCAACATAAATTCCCGGGGCCGGATTGCTTGTATAGCCGCTATAATTCCATCTATTAGCACAATCCGCTGACCCAACGCCATTGAGCGTAAAGTGTGAAGCTGTTGGAGCGGCTGCGGGGTTTAATTTGTTTGTTGGTATAGGAGGAACCGGGCCTTTTAACCCAGTAGCATAAACTTCTCTAATTATAAGACCTAAAGTTCCTGCCATATTACTCGCTACATTGGTTAGCCCGGTGATGTTTATTCTTCCGGAAAGGCTTTCGGAACTAAGACTGATCCAAGTTAGCCCTTCATCGGTCGAATACTCATACCCACGGATATGATTTTTTTGCGTATTGCTTGAACTAACACGAATAGTTGCTCTCAAAGTTTGGCTTCCCCATCTAGCTAATGTAGTAGTTACACTCGACCCTGTTGGGCGTGAAACTGAAACGAAGCTTGATGCGGCTCCGGTTCCGGCGCTAGTCACAGCTCTCACACCTACATTCGCTTGAGATGTTGTGTAAGGTATTGTTAAAACTACATGGTCGAATTTTTTGCTCGTAACTGAAGGATTCATCGCTGTCCATGTTTGCCCTCCATCCAAACTATATTGATAATTGGTTATTGTATTTTGATTAGTGTTTGGTGATATAAAATCCGCAGTCAATGTGTCTGTAGAAGTCAACACTCTAAACGCTGATGGAGCGTCCGTAGATGCTGTGGGTGTAGCACTCACTGCTGTTGAAGCCGGGCTATTCAGAACTTTAGCACCTCCAGGATAACTTTGAGTAGCTCCGTCGTATCTTGCGCGTATTCTGACTTGATAAGCAGTTCCTGGAACTAAAGTTGTATTTGCAGTTCCTGATATCGTGGATATCACCAAGGGGCTCTCGGTGGCGCCTGAGGATCGCGCTCTCCATGTGGCTCCGTTGTCTGTGGAATATTCATAGCTCGTTATAGTGGATGGATTGTTGGATGGTGCGGTAAAATTCACGGAAAGTTGTCCTCCTGCGGAAGTTATGCTTGTGATAGCCGGGGCAGAGCTTAACAAGACAAAAGTATGCGTCAGTGTTCGTATGTTACATGTGATCTCATATATTCCTAAGGTTGTAACGGATCTTGTTATATTTACACCTCCGGAAACAAGGCTACCTGAAGGATTGGCGCTATCGGCTACACCCCAATTATCATCATTCCAACTCGGTCCTTCAGCAAATTTATATGATACATTGCCTGTGGAAGTTATTTCATGTGTTGCCCACCAATTATGCAAGTTATGCAAGTCTCCACCTAACCCGCTAGCCATGGTTACTTGCCCAGTAGTGTTAAAAGGAGTATTGAAATTACCTATCAATCCAGGGATATACATTGTGGCGTAAGCTGTTACCGCGGTATTTGAAGCTGATGGTTGTGAAGTGCTTGGGGGTGTTCCTGTAGCTCTTATTCGAACAGAATAAAATGTTCCTGCGGTTAACCCGGTTATAACCATAGGATTAGCTGATGAACTGCTTCCGGAAGGTATTAACCATGATCCATTGTCTAATGAATATTGATAGCCTGTAACGGAATAACCTGCAGAAGCAGTGCTAGCGGTATACGCCACACTAAGGCTAGTTGTTGAAGCCGGAGAAACAGAAGTTATAAAAGGTGGTGTTAAAGTAGCTGATGTGGTTTGCGAAACGGTTGACGAAGCTGCGCTTCTTCCGTTGTTACTTATACTTCTTATACTAACAGAATATGTGACTCCGAGTGAAAGCCCGGTTATAACGAGAGGCGAGCTGGTTCCTTGAGGATTTCTAGCTTGCCATCCTCCACCATTTAAAGAGTACTCTAACCCGGTCACAGTCGTTCCATTCGAAGAGCCTAAGGTAAAATTCACAGTTAAACTTGTATCAGAAGGTGTTATGCTGGTTATGCTCGGTGCTGATTGTATGGCTCCTGAATAAGTGATACTGTATGTAAGTTGTCTCGTATTAAATGTTACTGTGTATACTCCAGGACCAGATGAAAAATTATGTGTGATATCCGGCCCGTTTTGAGCAGCTGTTCCTGCTAAATTTCCTGCTCCCCAATTCAATCCGGTCGACCAATTCGGGCCGGTGGCAAATTTAAATGAAATATTGTTATTTGCAGGTAATGTGTTAATAGGCGCTAGTAATGTCCATGTATGCCCGTCATCTACCCAGGTTGGGCGAGACATTTGAAAACTGTTTTGTTCAGAAAAAGGATCTGTGGACCCTGGCCAAGAACCCATTAAGCCTGGAACATACATTGTAGAAACCGGTGTTTTGAATTCTACCGAATTGGACGCCGGAGATGATCCCGCAGCGTTTTTGGCCACTAACCTTGCAGTATAAGTTGTTCCGGAGAGAAGCCCTGTAACTGTAATCGAGCCTACGCTTCCTGTGGCTGGCGATATATCTGTAAATGTTCCGCTATTTAGAGAATAAGCGTAATTTGTAATACCTGCCCCGGACTGTGATGTTGCGAGTGTGAGTGTGGCTGAAGTTGTGCTATTAGAAGGTATGGATACTGCTGAGATCGTCGGAGCACTCGGAACAGAAGATACAAGTTGAATAGAATAGGCTCTGGTTAATGTACTGAAAGAAATTCTGTACAACCCTGCGGAAGCAATATTTCGGACTATATTGTTGCCTCCCTGTTCAGCAATCCCGTCCTGGTCAGTCCCGTCTCCCCATCCTATCGAGTTAAAATCCCGTTGAACGAAAAATTTAAATTCTACGGATCCGATAGAAGTAAAGTTTATATCTGCTGACCATCCATAACCCCCGGATCCTGATATTGAAGTCATAGCAGGTCCGTTTGCAGTATTCCATGCACCTAATTCTGAAGCACTTCCGATTATAAACATCGAAGAATATGCTGGTCCTGTGGTAGAAGCATTTATAGCTGTGGAGGGAGCACTGCTTCCGGCGCTGGTTACAGCTACTAATCTTATTGAATACGCTGTGCTTTCAGTTAAACCAGTGATAGTTATTGGTGACGACTGCGTGACTGGTGAGGTGGATGTAAATGCCCCGTTATTTAGAGAATATCGGTATTCAGTGATTGGTAATCCTCCAGTAAATGTCGGTGGAGTAAAACTAAGAGTAATTGAATTTGCTGTGCTTGTGAATGTACCTAATGTAGGAGGGTTTGAAACTGGTGTGACGAACAAGACACTGTATGTAGAATTCGAGGGTGTGAATGTTATTTTATACGCTCCGAGCCCGCTCGAAGTATAGAGCCTGATGTTGTCTTCTCCGAGCCCGGCTACTCCATCCTGATTCGAGTCACCCCAATCGAATTGGCCTGGCTGCCCGAACGGGCCTGTGGCAAACTTAAACTCCAGGTAGCCGGAAGTTGGTGTTGAATTAATGTTTAGTGTTTTTTCCCAAAATTGCCCAGCTTGGTTCAACCCCATTTTTTGAGACTCACTAAACGTTGTAAAACCTCCAAAATCATCTGTGCCTACGATATACATCGTAGACGAGGCGTCCAGCAAAGTATTAAAGGTAAACGGATCAGAAGGAAGCCCGCCTCCCTCAGGTATATTTGCGCGCATTTTAATCGTGTATTGAATACCGCTTAATAGCCCTGTTATTTGTGCAGGAGAGGTTGTTATTGCCGGGTTAAAAAGAGTCCATGGAGTAGTCGTGCTTTGATAAGACAACTGATACGAATAATTCGTAATAGCTGAGGATGGGTTTAAAAGATTGTTCGGAGTGTAAGATGACGGGCGGAAATTAACTGTCGCGGTGCTACCGGATATAGTGACAGATGTTATTATAGGCTGGTCTGGGAGATTACAAATTTTCTTAAAGTCATATTTATACGTATTGTCCCAAAAATAAAATCTATATAACCCAGGCCCGAAACCGTCGATACTGATGTTGTCTGCGTCTCTGTCAGCTATGTTATCCGATAATAAAACAGAATAGCCTTCGTTATCCCCCCAATGAGGGTCGGTCCAACTCGAGCCTATAACAAATTTAACAGATTTATTTGTTGGGTCATCCACAGGCATAGTGTACACCCATTCATTTGTTGTTCCTTGTTTTACCATGGCAGGGCGCGTAACAAACGACCAATCATTATGATCTCCTATCAAATATATGTTGGTGAATGCCCTATCCATCGTAGTAGCTGTCCACTCACTCACAGCACCACCACCACTTCTGTTGAACGCTCGAAGTTCCACTGTATATTCAGTGTTTCTTTTTAACTCGCGAATAACCCCAGGTCTTTCAGAAAGCCCGCCTCTGAATTGCGACCAATTCGAATCCACATAAACACTTCCTTGACGAACGCGATATTCGTACCCAGTAATAGGTGTATCGGTGCTGGCCGTCAGTGGAGTATAGGCTATATGCAATTCTCCATCCTTAGGCGATGTAACGCCTGTGATAGTCGGTGAGGCCGGAAGATTAGCAGGCCTTATCGTAGTTGCGGGATTGGTGGCGTTGCCTGCTCCTAAGATGTTTATCGAGCGTAAGAATAGTGATACAGCCACCCCCGGCGCGAGCCCAGATATTGTGTAATAGCCAATATCATCGAATGCTCCTCCACTTAGGAGGAGCACCTGCGGAGGCAGGGGTATATCGCTGATGCCTAAGTTTATCGAGGCATTTGGAGAGACATTCCAATCGCTTGCCGGAACAAGGTTTGGAGTTACCGCGTCTGATTGATTTGAATAATAGACCCCGTCTTGGCTGTTGTTGGCTTCACTACGGGATATATACCAATACTTGCTTATTCCGTTAGTAAACCAGGCAATTGTGCATCCGTCGGATTTTGTGTAGCGTGGTTTGCCGTTAAGCACTCCGTTACGCGCATAGCGACCGTGTACGGGTGTGTTTGGAGCGGTTACAACAACCACTTCAACCAAATCAATCCAACTTGCAGGGGTGGTGGTCGGCGAAATGCTATACTGATAACCAATTATAGGAGATCCTCCGTTATCTTCAGGAGCAACAAACGCAAAAGATATAGTCGACGGGCTTGTGATATAGGAAGTTAATGTTGGTGGCTGCGGTAAACTTACAATTTTAGTAACCGTGTATGTTTGTGTCTGTGTGTTTAAAGTAAATTCATATATGCCTATCGTAGCATCTGTAAGATTGATCGCTTGATTGGAACGCCTTACTTTTCCTGCTTCGCCTCCAAGCCCCCAACCAAGCACAGAAGAATTACTGTCAAATGCAAATCTGAAATTAACGTTCGTTGCGCTAGTCACAGTAGCTGACCCGCGCCATGTATAATCGCCAGTTTTAGTCATTTGCGCCCCTGTGGCCCAGCTCGCAGAGCCTGGGTTTAACAGGATTTTCATTTGTGTGCGCGACGGGTCGGCTATGGGCGTGGCAGATATGGAAGGAACCGGTGCGGCTCCACTATCTCCTGCATCGTTCGAAGATTTGAGCTGAATATTATAAGTTTGCCCGTTGGTTACATCAGTTATAAATAATGGGCTTCGGTTATCGATAGGTGATCTGGCTGCAAAAGTGCTTCCTCCATTTATCGAATATTTCATGTTAACCACCGTCTCTCCGGCTACCGACGGGCCTGGAGTAAAGTTAACTTCAACCATTCCGTCTCTAGCGATCACGGAGATATTCTCGGGAGGCTGAGGAACGATGTTTCCTCGAATTGTTCGATATGGTGAGGATGGGCTTCTTCCTACTATGTTTACGGCTCGCAACCCAAATCTATAATCTACACCAAACAAAACCCCCGGGATAACTGCAGGACTGGATGTTCCGGGAGTTACGGTGGCCCAAGTCGCTCCCTCATCCAAACTATATTCATAACTTGCCACCACGTCTGCTGTGCTTTGAGAAAAATTAACAACAGCTGTTCCATTCGCTGTGATTATTGAGTTTATGGTTGGAGAAGTAGGTCTTCCATATTTAAAAATTGCGCTTTGTGTAAGCAAATCATTATCGAATGTGAATTCATATACCCCGCTTTGCGCGGTGTCCAGGAACTCAAACCATGAGGATGAGGTTGTGGACACAGGGGAGACCCCACCGGTTCCAGGTCCCCACATAGGTTCTGAGGTAGTAGGGCCTACAGCATATCTATATCTGGTATCCGCAGGACTACGAACTAACTCGTCCGCTTTCCAAATATATGATGACCCTTGAAGTTTTGCCATAGGAGGAGACATGCTCGGGTTACCCAAATCTCCAGTTAACCCAAAAACGTACATAGTATTATAGATGGGTGTGGCTGGAATAGCAGGAACCATGGCTGACCAAGCGCTGCTTCCGGCAACATTTATAGCTCTAACAACGACTTGATAAGTTGTTCCGTTTGTTAAATTTGAAATTCTGAACCTGGAAGTTGGAATATTTATCCCGCTCGTGAAAGTTACGAACGTTGCACCATTATCTAAAGAAACTTGAAAAGATGTTATCGGCGCCCCATTATCCGGAGGTGTGGCTACATTGATCAGAAGCGCTTGCTTTTCAGGGTTAATAGAGCTTATGCTCGGGGTTCCAGGAGGTGTTGCAGTGAGCTGGCTTATTGTAAAATCTTTATTCGTTACGTCGGCATTGAAGAAGTTTAAAGAATATTCGCCGATGGGGGCTGTGGTTTTACCTTGCGGGCTGGCTAGTCCTAATTTGTAATTAATTTCGCCCCCGGGCACGTCAGTAAATATATAGTTATATGTTCTAGCCCCCGCACTAACTATCGGGGCTCCAGACACAGCGACAAAAGCATCCCGAGTAGGGATATCTGCTCGATACAACTTGATTCTTTCGTTAGCATAAGGATAATTTGGGTTAGCTAGAACAAATTGTGATGAGAAAGTTACTTTCCCGGAAACAGTGAAAAAATTAGGAGTGACTATTGTCATAGCCGTAACACCTAAAGGAAAACTAGCACCTAAAGAAAGCCATCTGCTTGGCTCAAGATTAGGAGGGCTAAGCGAAACGAAGCCAGAGCTCCCTTGCGCGCGGTACACAAAACCTTGATACGATACAAGATTGCCTACTTGATAAGTAGTTCCATAACTCCACGAAGTAACTTGTCTTTGGTCGTAACCCAGCGATCTCAAAGTAATTTCCAATGCGTTATCGCCAGAGGGAAATATGTATGGCTGCTTGATTATCTGTAGTCTATGCTGAGTTATCTGCTGGTTGTTATCGCCTGTTCCAAGCCCGTGCAATATTACATCTCCACGCGCGTCGGTCAGCCCCCAATAATCTTTCATAGGCCCTTCAAGAACTCTTACCGATGCTCCTGATATAGGAAGTTCTAACTGAGAATTTTCAGGAGCATCAAGCACTCTGATCATGTGTGATACAGCATCAACAGAATTAAAGTTATTATTAGGTACGGCGGTAGTACCTACGGTTACGTCTATGGTGACAGGATTGAACCTTAGAAGATAAGAAATTGGTACCAGCTCATAACTACCTGTAGGAAGCAATAAAGAAAAAGTTCCATTAGCCGCAGCTGTTGTGAAATACAAGGTTTCTTTTGTTGATGCATTCCTGGCTGCGATTGTTGTTCCTAAAACAGGTGTTAATGAATTTGCTGGTTGACCTCCATAGGTTATAGTTCCACTAACCGCATAAGCAATAGCTCCTACAAAATCTTGATTTTGCAAACTGGTGGTTGCTATCTGCAAAGTTAGCCTGCTCGGCATGAAACTATAATTCGACCTGCTAGGGATTAATGTGATTGTTTGATTTGGGCTAACCCCGATTAATGCATACTCACCTGAAGCGTTAGTAGAAACGGAGGTTGTCCCTGTACTGACCGTAACACCACTGATACCTATATTGTTTGAGGTCCTTATTCTTCCTGAAATAGAAATAACTTCGACTCCTGTAAAATTGACCCCAGAGATATTCTGAGAATTTACTGTAATTAATTGGGTTGCTGGGGTGAATACAAACCCGGCTTTACTAACTGAAGCTATGTACTGACCGTCCACAATATCTGTCAACATATAATCACCCGAAGCATTTGTGGTGGCTGTCCTGGATAAAGCACTTAAGGACACAACGGCATCCGCTATAGGTGTAGTTCCGTCATCTTTAGTGATTTTTCCTGCGATGGAGCTTTTCACCGACTGAACTCGGATAAAGAACCTGGCGTCTACGGAGCCTAAATTTTGTGAGTCGGAAGTTTGCGCACTAACTCTGATTACAACTGTATAGAGCCCTGCGGATGTTGGGGTGCCTATGATTTTCGCGGAAAGCGGCAATCCGGGGGCAGGGGTGAAAGTTTGTAGTTGTAGGCCTGCAATATTTAGCGTAACTGCCGTATAAGAAATAGTGGCTCCGGCAGGAACTCCCGACACCACAATATCTACATTTGAGATTATGCTGCCTTCCACACCTACATCTATAGTTTGATTTAATCCTGGAGATATTATGGCTATAGGAACAATAATCTTGATAGGCACAGCCGGCGATGCTCCAGCCGAGTTTTCAGCTCTAATATCAACAGCATACACATTTGCGCCTAGAGTATTATTAACAACCCCGATTAATTTGCCGCTTGATCCTGAGATGGTTAACCCTGACCCCGAAGGCAGACCACTTGCAGACCATGCTGTTGGGTTATTGGTCGCAAACGGAGTTAGTATTGAATTATTTTCCGTGTATGTAGTTCCTCGTACAACTGTAAATAAATCGTTGGGTTTAGGTGTTTGCACCACAGGAGGAAGAGGTCTGCTTACCCTCAACGTTATAGCCCTAGTGCTGGAGCCTGCAGGATTAGTAGCGGTTATGTTAGCTGGGAAGTCACCGCTCGTAGGCGACCAGCTGTTCGCCGCAGCTCCTACAAACTTACCTGTGTAGAGCCCCATGCTGAATCCGCTAGTGGTAGAGTTATTATAAGAAATGGTGTATTTGTTGCGGGTGGTGTCCGTTAATCCTGGAGCAAAATTATCAGATCCACCATCTATGGTCGAAGCTGCTGCGGTGAACAGCGGGGCAGTCTCAGAATACGTTTGCCCATAAGCCAAGTTAATAATCGCTCCCGCTTGCGGAGAGGCGAATACCGGCGCAGTAAATTTAGAATAATTTATAGTAAATTCGATATACTCGGTAGGACCTTTTATATTTACTCCGCGTATACTGTTTGAATAAGTTCCAGAAGCATTGACCGTCAATTTCCCGATAATTATTCCGGAGGTGGTGTTAAATGTTAAGCCTCCGGGTAAAGGTGTTGCGTTGAGTAGTTCGAATCTTATAGCCGGACCGCCAGAAATAATGTTAGGTCTAAAAACAGGGTCTAGCCCTGTAAAAGTTTTTGTATTATCTATGCTGAACGAAGTTCCGCCTGGTTGTGTGGCGTAGGATGATT